TCACCGCCGGATCGCGATGTCCCGCAGCGTGCGGCATAGCCCCATGAGCATGACGGCGATCGCCCGCCACTCGCTGCGATCCTCCCGCAGCGCGGCGATCTTGTCGCGCAGCCGCGCGCACTCAGGGCACGACGGCGGATTGCTCATCGATCCAGTGCTGGAGCCATACGCATTGCAGTGTCGCGGCCTGACAGCGCTCCGTCAGCGTGCCCGGAGCTTCGGCGGCCGCATCTCCACCGGGATCAGGTCCAGCGTCGGCAGCGGCTGCATCAGTTCGGCCGGCGGCCGCGGTATCGGCGGGCACTGCACTGCCACCGGCACGTGCTGTATCGGCGGCGAGGCGCAGGCGGTCAGCAGCGTGCAGAGCGCGCAGGCGATCGAGCGCGACGCCATAGGCGGTATGTGTCTGGGCATTGATGGTCTCCTGTCTCGTGATCTCGGCCGCGGTTCTGGCTTGCGCCTGCCGCCCCTGGGTGGCCACCTCGGCGCGGAACTGCGCGAATTCAGCGGCCAGATCGTCGCGGGCCTCGCGCTCGGCTGACAGCCCGCGCGTGTATCCCCAGCCGGCCGACGCCGCGACCAGGGCGGTCAGCGCCAGCCAGAGCACCCAGCCGGGCAACGCACGCACGAACGTGCCGGCGATCACGACAGCACCCGCATCGCGGTCTGTAGATACCGGCGGCGGTCATCGAGGCCGTGCGTGCCGCCGTTGATCTTGCGGGTGACGGCCTCGATGTCGTTCGCGTCCGCGAGCGGTCCGATCTTCCGGTCGGTCCAGAACCAGGCGGCAGCGCGCGCGCCGACGTCGGGATCGGTCAGCAGATCCGGCTGCTCGATCAGCGGCAGTCCGAGCGCCTGGCCGCAACGCGCGTAGTTGCTGCGGCCGGTGATCTGGATCGGGCCGCGGCCACGGAAGCGGAAGCCGTCCGACGTGTTCTCTGCGCCATTACCGTTTCGGCCGGCATAGACGTAGCTCGCCAGCAGCACCGGCGCGCGCACGAATCCTCGGGCGTCACGTTTGCCCGCCGGGCACGTCGGCTGCTGCGGGCTGGGCAGCCAGAACCGGGACGGCCAGACGGACAAGATGCGCTCCGCGCTGGTGTAGGTCAGCGACTCGACAAGCCGCGTGAATTCGGCGCTCTCGTGCGCGAGCTGGGCGAGCAGGTGCGCGACCTGCAAACGGCTCTCGATGCCGAACTCGCGCAGCGCCTCGTTCAGGCCGGCGGTCCACGCGATCTCGTCCGGGCAGCGCGGCACGATGCGCATGATCTGGATCGGCGAGAGGATCATCGGGTCATCCTCCGGTCCGAAACGATCAGCCCCGCAACGCTCATCAGCAGCGCCTGGCCAGAGAACGGCAGGTCAGCGGCCACCGCGAATGCCGAGGCGCCGAAAGCGGCCAGCGACACGGAGAAGGCGAAGAAGCGCGGCAGCATTCCCTTCCAGCCGTCCGGTGACAGGTGACTGGCCAAGCAGACCACGCGCACCAGAACCACCACGGCCGCCGCAATGCCGCATACGTGCAGCGCATCCATCACAGCACCCCGCCTTGATCGACGCGCGCCGCTGCGACGCGCAGCAGGATGGGAACAAGGGTCGGCGACAGCACGCCGATCAGCAGCGCCATCGGCAGCCGGAGGGCGTCCACATGCATCCCGCTCAGGTATCCGGAGGCGACGGACGCGGCGATCGGAGAGCCGTAGCCCGCCAGCAGGCCGGACAGCAGCACGGCGCTGAATGCACGCGAGCGGGTGCGCACGGAGCGCAGCCACATGCAGACCAGCAGCGCGCCGAAGAGGCCAAGCCCGAGCGCGTCCGTCTGTGCGCCCAGCATGGCGACAGGCAGCACCGTGAGGGCGCCGGCGGCGGCCCCTGCCGCGGTCGAGGTGGGTTCAGTCATGAGACCTCCGGACGTGATGGAACAGGCGGCAGCGCGGCAATTACCTCTTCCACGCTGGGGCGCGGGGTGCCGGCGGCGATGGTTTGGTTGAGCATCTGGTAGCAGGCGGCCCAGCACAGCGAGCGCCAGGCGCGCAGTGCGGCGCCCTCGGCCTGGAACTGGGGCACGGCCGGCTCATCGGCATAGGTGCAGGCGGCGCGCATGTCGTCGTAGCTCCACGACTGAGCGACGGTGTCCATGTGGCGCTGCACCGAGCGCTCGCAGCGCTCGGCGTGCAGCTTGTCGGCGCGGCTCAGCATCAGATGCGGATCCACTCGATCATCATATGACCTGCGTAGCCAGCGGTAGGAGACTTGCCGCCACCTCCGCCAACACCGCCATTCCACTCCGGAGATGCAATACCTGCCCCAGACGCAGCCCGGGCGGCACCTCCAGCCGAATAGGTTGACCCGCCGCCGCCGCCGCCCAGAGACAGTAGCGATCCGGCGGCACCGAGCGTAGTGGCTCCGCCAGTCGAACCTGCGGTGGCGGCTCCGATACTTTCGTTGGCGCCGCCGGCGCCACCGGAGCCGACCGCATATGCAATCGCGTCCCCGCCCGTGAGCCCGGAAATCAGATGCCGCCGGCACGCCCCGCCTGCACCTCCAAACGATCCGTGCAGCGATCCGCTCACAGGGTTCTGGCCACCGCCGCCGCCGCCGCCGCCCGCCTGCGCGGTCACAAGCGCTGCATTCGCCCACTGCGGAACGGTGACCGTGCCACTGCCAGTCAGTTGGTTCTGGGCGTACCGCACGCGACCGCCGCCAACCGCCAGCCACTCGCCGCCAGTGCTGATGATCAGCACGCTGTCGTAGCCGCCCAAGCTGAGCGATGCTTCGCCGTTGATGTCATGGGCACCGGCGACAGTGATCACCCCCATTCCAACGTTTGCCACGCAGACCATCCATCCTGCGCCAGCACCGCCAGCGCCAGGCAGCGTAAGTTCGAACGTGCTGTCTCCGGCGATCACCTTGCCCCGGTCAGAGGTGAGGATGCTGTAGGCACTGGTCTTGAGGCTGTAGCCACCACCCAGCGCACCAAGGGCGGCCAGCGCAGCCGACTGGGTTCCGGCGGAGCCGAGATTGCCTTCGAGGAAGGCGCGCAGCAGCGTCAGCGCGGTCTTGAACTGTCCTTGCGTAACAGCCGTTCCGGTGAAGTCGGCAATCGGAGGTAGCGCAGTCATCAGTAGCTCCACATGGGCAGAGAGTCATCCACGCTCCACATGGGCGTGTCGGGGTCGGCGTCCCACATGTACGCAGCGCTTGAGCCATAGAGCACTTCGGCCCACGGCCCGAGCGCTGCGCCCAGGGCGGCAACGCGGAATCGGGTGGCCGGGCCGTACAGCGCCCGGCAGGTGTAGGTGGTGGCTGAGGTCTCGCCGGCGCGGGTCCAGGCCTCGCCGTCGGCGCTCACGTCGATGAGATAGCGGTCGGCGCCCGGGGCCGGTGCCCAGCTGAGCACGGCGTTTTCCACGTCGAGCGCGTCGCTGCGGGCGATGAGGCCGGCCACGCGCGGGCGGGTGGGCGTAATCGGCAGTTGCCAGGCGTCGGCCCCTGGCACGACGCCTGTCTCGGCGGTATGCACCGCGTCGCTCTCGACGATGGCGACCACCTCGGCGCGGGTGGTGGACTGCGGCCGCACGCTCAGCACGATGGCGCGCACGTACAGCGCCTCACCCGGCCCGAACGCCACGTGCGTGCGCTCGGCCTGCGTGCCGGTGTAGGGCGTTTCGGCCGGCGTGTCGTCGAGCACGGCGATGTTGTCGGCACCACCGCGGGTGACCGCATACGGGCCGAGCACCGCGCCGTCGCGCGCCCGCAGCGCGATGTAGTGCGGGCCGCCTGACCAGTCCATGTCCTGCGCCAGCGTGGCGGTGAGGGTGGCGGCGTCCCACGCCACCACCTCGCTAAATGCACCCCACTGCGGCATGTCGTGCTGCACGGCGATCAGGTCGCCGAGCGAGAGCACGAGGCCTTCCATTTCGGTCTGGAACGTGACGGTGCGGCGGCGGTAGCGGTTGCACGCCGCCATGAACATGCCCTCGCGCCACGCCTGCGAGCGGTTGGTAACGCCGGGCAGCTGCACGGTGCGCACGGTGCTCTGCGTGCTGCCGGGCAGCGCACAGCGCACGATGCGTTCGGTCCAGGTGGTGGCGTCGAAATACGCCACGTCGACCGCGTCCGGCGTCTCGTCGCTGGCCATCGCGTAGTCGAGCGAGAGCGAGCCGCGCACGATGTTGCGCATGGTGAACATGGCCGTCGGCAGCGTCTGCGCCTGGTCGCGCACCACCCGCAGCACGCCGCCCTGAACGAATGGCATGGCACGGCCGCAGCGGGCGACGGTGGCCAGCGCGTCCCACACGGTCTGGGCGTCGTCGACCACGATGTCGCAGGTGTCGCCGCGGGCCGACCACACGGCGTCGAGCGCTCGCAGGCCGGCGAGGTCGATGCGGCTGTCAGTGAGCCGCGCACCGTACTGCGCGCGGGCAATGTCGGCCAGGGCCCACGCGATGCTGCGGGTGGCCACCGGTGCGCTCCAGGTGGTGCCGTCCCATACCGGCAGCTTGCGCTGCACGATGGCGTTGATGCGCCGCGCGGCATTGCCGCTGAGGTTGTTCGATGCCCGGGCCTTGACGGCCAGCAGCGTCACGCCGCCGTAGTTGCGCACGCTGCGCAAGTAGGCGCGCAGCCCGCCCCAGACCAGCTCATGCCCCACGCGCAGGTCATCGCTTTTCGCGTTGAGCCGGGTGACGCGCACCTGGTAGCGGCCGGCCGCGACCGAGTACTTGTAGCTGAGGCGCACCGGCGTGGTGGTGGCAGCGGCATAGCTGACCGAGCCGGAAAGGTCGATCCACCCGCCGACCGGCGCACCGAGGTCGTCGATCTTCTGCGCCTCGACGCGCCAGACGATGGTCATCGTCTCCAGCTCGCCGTCGGCATTGGCGAAGTACAGGCCGCGCGGCATGACCAGATCGACGCCGATGTAGTTGGCCGAGCTGCCGGCGCTGTTGGCCACGAACGGGCCGAGCGCCACACCGGTGGTGGCCTCTTGCCCGCTCACCTCGTCGGCGGTGACCACATCAGCTGGGAACAGCGTGAGCGTGCCGCCGGGCGCCACGACCTCGGTCTCGATCTCGGCGAACGACGACACCGGCGTGTCGGCGATGCGCACCTGCTCGATGTCGTAGTAGCCCTGCCCGATGGTGAAGAGCTGGTAGAGGTACTGCTCGCCGCCGCTGTACTCGATGTAGGGCTGGGCGGCGAAATCGGGATAGACGAGATGCCGGCCGTAGATCACCGGTATCGGCTGGCCGATGCGCGCCTGGTTGCCCTGAGCCTGCACGCTGTAGGTGGGCGACGGCGCCGGCGTGTCGCGGGTACGCAGGCTGCCGGCGCCGCCGAACAGTGCGTTCGCAATCATGCTCAGACCGAGAGACACGCCCGCCTTTACCAGAGCCACACCTACCGCGCTTGTGATGCTCATTTCCGAGGCCAGAGCCGCGCCGAGTTGCGGCGCGTAGATGGCGATCGCAATGGTGGCGATCAGCTGCAGCGGATTGCTCTTGCCCCCATGCGGCAGCACGATGAACGCCACGTGGTCATTGCGGGCCACGCGCCGGCGCCAGGCGTGCGGTGGCAGCGGACGGCCGTTGAGCAGGCACACCACCGGTTGCCGAGTGCGTGGCGCCAGCGTGCAGACCCGCACCCGCTTACGCGGCAGGGGCCGCACGGTGCGGTCGCGCCAGGGCTGGCAGGGGTTGCAGCACACCACCACGGTGCCCGGCACGCTGATGGCCTCGACGGGCAGATCGCGCGCGCTCACGCCGCCACCTCGTCACCGGCCCAGGCCAGCAGCGACAGGATGCGCCAGCCACCCAGGGCGAGCTGGGCGAGGCTGTGCACCACCACGCCATGGCCCTCTGCGCTGTGCAGCACGCGGCCATCCGGCAGCACGATGCCCACGTGGTGCGGCTTCTTGCCGTGGCCCATGAGCGCGACGCACCACGGCTGCGGGGCGGCGATCTCGCGCCACACATGGCGGCGGCGCTGCTCTTCGACGGTGCGCAGGCAGTCAGCCGAGCGGCTGGCATCGAACGCCACCAGCGGCGCCTCGATGCCGCAGCAGTCGCGCAGCACGGCGCGCACCAGCCCATAGCAGTCGTAGGCGTCAGGCCCCTGCGCGCCGCTCTGCCAGGGCTTTCCGATGTAATGCTCGATCATGTGGCCACCAGCCCGGGGAAGCGCGCCGCGGTGTAGTCCTCGCGCGGGAAGCGCACGTTGGCGAAGTTCGAGAATCCGGCCTGCAGCCGCACGCGGAACACGTCGGCATTGACGGCCATCACGGTGAGCTGCAGCGGCGGGTCGTTGCACGGGCCGCTGAGGTCGCTGGCCAGGTACATGCGGTAGGTGATGGTGGCCAGATCCTGCGACTGCGCCGCGAGGTCGATGTAGGCCAGGATTTCGCGCGACACGTTGTCGATGGCGATCTCCAGCTCCGGCGACTGGGCCTGCTCGACATCGGGCAGGCGGAAGTCGAAGCCGAAGGCGACGAACGTCACTTCGGTCGCGCCGTCTTCGAGCATCGCGGTGAGGCTGCTGTAGTCATTGACCAGATACAGCGGCGCGGTGAAGGCCGGGTGGTCGACCTGCAGGGTGTGCAGCACCATGTCATCGACATTGGCCGATGCGGCGTGCTCGCGCAGGGGCTGGCTGGCGGTGATGTCAGGCATCAGAGATACCCCGCCAGGGCATCGGCCGACATCACCGGCCGCTCGGCAGCCTCAAGCGTGGCGGTCACCCGCCACACATCAGGCCCCTCTGGAACCGCCTTCCACATGGTCGCGAAGCTCACGTTCTCCCATGTCTGCAGGCCTGAGCCATTGACGAGTGGGCAGGCGAACGCCGCCGCGCCATCCTGAAGCGAGTGCTTGTGCCACGCCTCGAACACCGACATCTGCAGGCTGCTGAACACCCAGCTCACATTCAGGCGCGTCGGCGGATTGGTAGATCGGCGCCGGCGGCGGATGGGTCCCGCCTCCATGTCAGTGCGCACGACGGGATCGACCGGATCAATGGCATAGCCGTCGAGCACCGGACGCGGTAGAAACGACGGGTAGGTCATCAGAAGGCCCTCGCGCGATTCAGACCGAACGTTCCCTGCATCGCCTGCGCCGTCCGACCACGGCCCGACACGATCCCCGATGCAATGCGCTGATCGATCTGGTCGATGAGGACGTCCAGACCTCCCTCATTGTTCTGCGCGACCTGCACCTGCGCTCCAGCGTTGTTGATGACGCGGACGTTAAGCACAGTCGGGCCGCTGCCGGCCTCGGCATAGACACCGAGCTTTCCGTTGGCCATGCGCTTCAGAGGAAGCGCACCTTCCGGGCCCGCCTCACCTGCCACCCCGCTTCGGAACGCACCGCCGCTCGCGAACCTGAAGAACGTCGGCCGGGTCAGGACTTCCCCGTTCCCAAAAGCTCCGCCCGAAGCGAACGCGCTGACGTAACCGCCGGAGGTGAAGGCGTTGCCATCGGCCGATTTCTTGGTGTTGGAACCCGGGAACAACGCGCCCAGAGCTTCGATAAGCGGACCGGTGATCTGCTTTCGGACCATGTAGCGCGCGATGTCCTTGAGCACGCCAGTGGCGACTTCGCCCAGGCTCTTGAAATTCACGATGGCATCCTCGAGCGCGCTGGAGAAGGTCACTCCAAGCTCCTCGACGGCGGACTTCTGCTCCTTCAGCCGCTTGGTCGCGCCATCAGCGGCCGACGCCTCTTGCTCGAGCAGTCGCCCGCGCGCGTTGAATGCCTCTTCTGCGGTCAGCCGGCCTTGCGCCTCGAGCGCCGTGACCAGTTCGATCTCCTGCCGGTACTGGCGCGTCGGATCCGCCAGGTCGCGGTACCGCTCAGCGAGCGACGCGACGGCGTCTTCCTGTGCATTGGCCTGACGGATCGCCTCATCATTCGCGGCGGCGCGGCGACGGTCGAAATCCTCGTAGGCGCGCGCCACATCGGCGTTGAAGCGAAGTTGCGCGTCGTCGGTGCCAAGGATCTGGTCGGCGGCAAGAATTCGAAGCTTCTGCTCGTCCTCCAGGCGCTTGCGAAGTGCCGCAAGCTCGCTCTTCGATTGAGAGCCGGCGCCGGATGAACGCGGGCCGCCAGAATCCGACTCTTCAGCCTTTGCCGGTGCGCGCAGCTTGCGACGACGTTCCGCTTCGCGCTCCAGAATCTTGCCTTCGGCCTCCAGCTCAGCGCGCTCCCTCTTGAGCGCGTCGATCCTTCGCTGGTTGAATGTCTCATTGATGCCGCCGCCCTGCTGCAGCTTGATGAGTTTCTCATTGATTTCCGTGATCTTCTGGACGTTCTCGGCAAGGTCGTCGTCCAGGGTCTTCAAGCCGGTGCCGCGGCCAAGGAATGTCAAGAAGTCCTGTCCAGACTTGGCCGCGATACTCATGTCGTTCAGGGCGTCGATCAGGCCCCGAACGCCTTGCTCCGCGGCGCGCACGCCGTCGAGAATGAGCTGCCCCACGCCCTGATTGCTGATGGTGCGGAACAGCTCGTCCCACGTGTCACCGAGGTTCGACAGCGCGCCGTCCAGGGTCTGTGCGCGAAGGTCCATGGCTCCGGCGAAATCCACGTTGCCGATGCGGCGCAGATAGGATTCGATCTCATCAGCGCTGTTTCGGACCGTGGTCGTGATGCCGCGGAAGGTGAAGGCCACGGTCGCGCCATCCTGACGCGCCTTGATGCCGAATTCCTTCAGCCGTTCGAATTCTCCGGTGCTGGCGTCGGCGACTGCCTCGATGAACTGATCAAGGCTCTTCCCCATCGCGCTCGCCGTGTTGCCGTAGCTTTCGAGCGCATCGCGCGACGCGTCGAGGCCGAGCGCCTTGAGCTTCACGAACGCGCCCGTTACCTCGTTCAGTGAGTACGGCGTGGTAGCAGCGAACTCTCGAATCCACGCGAAGTTCCGTTCTGCTGCCTGTGCGCTGCCGGTCACCGTAACCAGCGAAGAGTTCAGAACATCGAACTCCCGCTGAACGGTTGTCACCTTTCCGACGACAGCGGTAAACGCCGCTCCGGCCGCAGCAACCCCCGCGAAGGCCGCGCGCATCGCACCAACTGCGAGCTCGGCACCACGCGCGCGAGTACGCAGGCGGTCCAGTGCGCTGCCGGCCGAGTCGGCGGACGACGCATCGACCTTGATGCCAAGTGACGCGATATCGGTCATGCGCACCTCAGAATGAAAAACGCCGGCTGAGGGCCGGCGTCACTTGGAAGCGGGTTTTCGGAGTTCCGCAAGCGCAGCGTCTTCCATCACTTGAAGGTCGCTGAACACGCGGTCCCGCTCGGCGGGAGGCACCTTGCATCGGCGCCAGATCTCGGGCAGCACGTTGTAGTCGAGGCCGATCGCACCGGCCGGTCCGCACCGCCATTGCGTCTGCATGGCGGACAGCACCTGAAGTGGCACCCAGTTCTCGGGCCACACATCGAATTCCTGACCGGCGAAATCGTCCTCCGTGAGGCCGAGCTCGCCCAATGCAGCCGACGACGGCGCCGGGCTGAACATCTCCCGTGCCGTCGCCCTCAGTTTCCCAGGCGGGCCGCTTGCAACTGCTGGTGATAGGCGTCGACGATGGCCAGCGCCGCGCCGTGGTAGTTCTGGAACAACTCTTCCAGCGCCTCGCGGTTGAACGGCGCGTCTGCGACGTCCCAGTTCGTGGCGATTTCGGCCACCAGATCCACGTCGGACGTCTGCTTGGACGCTTCGCTGAACAGCGCCTCCAGTTCGACCTTGGTCTTGTGCCGAAAGGTGAAGGTGATCACCTCGGGCTTGTCCTGGCCAGGAACAGCAATCTTGACCTTGGCCTGGAACGTCGGGTTCGGCTTGAGCTTGAATGCCATATCGCCCCCGATTACGACGCGTAGCGCGTGCTGCGCGGGTTCGCGAACGAGAAGTTGGCCGTGACCTGCTGATTCACGTTCGCCGTGAAGGTCGGTTCGCCGTCGAACGACACGTACATGTTGTAGTAGATCTTCGATCCGTTGGGGAGCGTGGCCAGCAGAACGTGCGGCGTGTTCAGCAGGTCGGCCTTCAGCAGCGCGGCATGCCATGCCAGATTCGGGTCGTAGTCGAGGACCATCTGCAGCTGCCGCGCATTCTTGAAGGTCGGCCGCTGGCGCTGCTGTCCATCCTCGACATACACCCACTGCGCGAACTGCTGTTCACCGCCGGACGTCGAGAGGTCCGTCACCTGAGAGATCGGCACGAAGTCGGTCACCTTGACCGCACTGCCGCCGCCGGCCCCGGCCGGGTAGAGAATCGTGCTGGTCGTATCGATGCCCTCGAGTGCGAACGAGTCGGTAAGGATCGTGTCAGCGCGAGCCACGCGGCCTTCGAGCCGTGGCCAGCCGGACGAAATGACCAGGACGTCTCCGTCGCCGAATCCATGAGTCGTGCTGGAACAAACTCCCTGGCTTGCGTTCGAGATCGCGCTGATGGTCTTCGCGGCCGCGTAGGTCGTGCCGAGAGAGAAGACGGTGCCGTTGGGGAACGACGACGCGGCCAGGAGAAGCCCCTGCCGGTGCATCCAGTTGGTCAGTGCGATGAACGCGGGTTCGAAGAAGGCGAGCAGCAGCGCGCCGACAAAGGACATCAGCTTCTTCATGGTGGTGGTCTCCGGAAACAAAAAAACCGCCTTTCGGCGGTCTGGTGGGTAGGTGCTGCGGGCGGGTTTCTTCAGGTCTGCGCGTAGTAGCGCAAGCTCATCGGCACGCCGAAAACGTCGGGTTCTGGATCGGCGCGGCCAGCGGAAAGCGGTGTGGTCGTCCTGACCGTGAATCCGGAATCGGTCAGCGTGAGATTCGCCGGGAACAAGGCCTCCAGTTCGGCCACGATGGCTTCAGCTGGGCCGGCGCCTTGGCCGCGAGGCACGAACAGATTCAAGGCCAACACCCCGACGTAGCGGCGGTCAGCCCCCTCGACGTACTCGCTTTCCGTGTCCGCTGGAATGAGCGTGCAGCGCATCCACGGCTGTCCCTTCGGCGGATCGAAGTTCGTGTTCTCCCATGCGATCGGCACGGCCGGCGTTTCGGAATCAGCCCAGTTCTTGAGCCGGGATTCGAACAGCTTGCGGATGCGCGCGCGGCTCACGCCAGGCTCCGTGCATAGCGATCAATGGCGGCGGGCAAGGCGGCGAGCGTCGCCTTCACCATGCCGGCCGGCGCCTGTTTCGAGTAGCCATCCTCCAGCCTCTGGATATAGGGCAGAGAATTGGTCACGTAGAACACGCGCCCGCGCGATGCGGCAACCTCGGCGGCAATACGGCCAATGGCACCGGCGCCACTGGGGTCGTTCGCGGCACTCGTGCCGGAATTGATCGTGCCAACTCCAAGCACCCAGTTTCCGCGCGCCCGCCCGGTATCAACGGGAGTTCGCAGAACGACACCCTGCGCGCACAGGACAACCGTCTGCCGAACGGCCTTGTCGACGTTGCCGTTCGCCTTGGCTATGAAACGGTCGATGGATCGCATGAAATCGCTCATCTGCGCACCTGTGCTTCGTGCAGCACCACGGTTCCGGCCGGAGCCAGCGGGCGCGATGCGATGACCGACCACACGTCGCTTCCGATGGTCAGGGTGTCGCCAGTCTGCGGCGTCGCCGCCAGATCCGGAGCGATGTATGCGCGCTGATCGCCCATGCGAACGTGCGTGCCGTCGATGTCCTTCTGCTGGTAGTCGAACAGCGCGGCCGTGCCGGCGTGCAACGCAGTGGATCCTGCTCCAGGCGCACCGGTGGCTGGATCGTAGGCGCCGGGAGCGACCCGGGTGAGCGTTGCGGCACGGCCGAACTTCAGCAGCAGACGGGTAGCCGTTGCCGCCGTCTTGGTGTAATCGAAAGAACTCATGCGCCATCACCCGCCTTCCTGCACGGGGTCACCTTCCACTGGATTCTCCGCGCCTTGATCGTGCGCTGCCCGGTGACGATCGCCTTCAGAACCCGGTGGCGTCCGTCAGCGATGGCGCCATGCCAATCCAGCAGGATCGGGTGGTTCAGGTCGGCATCGATGACCTTCTTGATGTGGAAGGACAGCTCAAGCATGTTGGATCCCGACCAGATCTCTCCGGAAAGGTCGATCGCGGCTACGGGAACATCGAACACCGGAAGGTCACGGGCGTCATCGATCAGTCGAGCGACCGAATACTCATGGCCATCCCTGTCGATGTAGAAGTCCTGCAACGGATCGGCGCGCCGCGTCGTAACCTTTGGTGGCTTGCTCACGCTCGCGACACCCGCACCGACCCGCCTGCACCACCCGCCAGAACGAGGTCGCGCAGCATGGCATCGACCAGGCTGAACCTCGTCAGACCACCGTTCCTCGCCGTGCCGTAGCTCGTGCTGATCGGCCCCACTGATTCCGCTGTGACGACCTCCGGGGCTACATCCGGCATCAGGTCTGAGGTGAGCGACTTCAGGGCCAGTTCGAACACTGCGCGCCGCAGCTGGGCCGGTATCTCGTCGGAGGGAAGTTCGATGCCATCGCGACATGCTCCACCGCGTGGCCATGCCAGCGCTTGCGTGGAAGACACGCGCTCCCCGCGCCACGCGTACGCCGCCTCGACATAGGCGGTCGCCTTGCGCAGAGCGATCTCGCGCTCACCTTCCGTTGCAGCGGCCCAGGACACGGCGCCCATCGCTGCGTGATAGGCGTCTGCCAGGGCCACGCTGGCGTAGCTCTCGGCGTCCGGGCGACCGGTACCGTCCTCGACGATCAGCGCCATGTCTTACTCGACGCGCCAGCCTGCGGCCGACCAGTTCTCGACCTCGTCCGGATGCACGTCGGCATGCGTCGGGCCACCCGGATGCATCGGCTCTTCGCGGGCCATGCGGACGGTTTCGAAGGCGGGCATTTCCTGTTCTTCGGTCACGTCCTCGATGCGCGTGGTGTCGATCGCTTCTTCCATCACGTCCGTCAGCACGGGCGGAAGCGCCTCTCCAGCGACGGTTTGGCCGCTGATCTGCTCGCCCGCTCCGGATTGCTGCGCCGCGGACTCCGCCTGTGCGCTTTCGGAAGCCTTGAGCGCGGCTGCATCCTGCGCTGCCTTCTCCGCAGCAGCGCGGGCCGCGCGCTGCTCTTTCGTCAGTCCTGCCATGGTGTATTCCTCCACTACACCGGCCGAAGCTGGTACTCCGGCCGGTGATCAGGGTTGCGGTGATCAGCCGATCAGCAGCGCGATGTGTTCCGACTTGACGCCGCGCACACCCCACGCCATGCCGATCTCGTACTTCACCTGGCGGTACTGGCGATAGACGCGGACCTCGAAGGTCAGACCGGTGATCGGGTCGGTGATCATCATCGCGTCGTCGGCCGAGTCACCACCCTCCGGAACCGCCGGCGCGCGGGTCGCCAGCACGATCGCGGAGCGCGCGAAGGCCGCGTTCGGCGTGTAGTTGTTGCCAACCGTCAGAGCGTTGTTGTCCGGGACGGCTGCGCGCAGGCCAGGCGCATTGAGCACCAGCGAACCACCGGACAGCGCGCTGCCGACCACGTACTTGTTGTTGCCGTCGGCAGCGAACGTGACGATGTCGCCGGCCAGCACGGTGCCGGTACCGGTATCCAGGGCGATGCCCTTGTCGCCGATCGCGTAGCCAGCGACCAGGTTGGTCTGGTAGCTCGCACCGGTGCCCTTCGTGTGGGCCACGATGCCGCCGGAGTTGCGCAGCGCGAAGCCCTGCAGGCGATCGGTCATGCCGTTGCGCAGCATGTCGCTGGAGCCCGCCTCGTTCACCTTGAAAAGCACCGACTGCTTGCCGCGCAGGTTGGCGATCGCTGCCGAGCCCAGCACGAGCTGCAGGTCTTCCTTCGGGGCGCCGTTGTCCTCCAGGATGCGCAGGACGCCGGCCACATCGCTCAGATCGCCGGCCGTGCCGAACGGCGCAGTGCCGGCCGAGCCGTAAGCGCGGGACGCAGTGAGCTTCGCTTCGAGCGCCAGATCGACCTCGATCGCATTGATGAGCTTGCGCATGCCGTCGGTGAATTGGTCGGCGAGCACGCGGTTGAAGACGCCGGTCGAGCCGACACCCTTCTGCTCTTCGCCGTTCCAACGGATCGGCGCGACCTTCGACTTCGTGATGGTCACATCCACGTAGCTGACCGTCGTGTCGCCGCTGTTCGCGGGATTCGTGCCGGCGGTTACGTCTTCCAGCGCGCCTGCTTCGCCGATCGGAGAACGGACGGTCTGGTTCAGCGCGGCGCGCTCGGCGTTGCTGTCGCGGGTGACCGCGGGGATGAAGCCGACCATCTCGCGCGAAACGCGGTTCAGGGCTTCGTACAGGGTGGGGATGAGCCCGGTGAGCGTATTTGCCATGGTGTTGAATCTCCAGAAAAGCAAAAGCCCGCTCAATGGCGGGCTCGCATGGGGTTACCGGATCGCTCCGGCTTCTGTTTCGTGCGTCAGTCGGTGACCGTGCCACCAGCCGAGGTGTGAGCCACGCGAGCCTGCGCATCCATCGCTTCGAACTGAGCGCGCGTGACGGACTTGCCGCCACCCGAACTGCCGCCACCGCCCGAAGCGCCGCCGCCGGAGGCGCCGGACGACTTCAGGATGTGGTTCTTGTGCGGGTAGGTCTCGACCAGGTGTTCCAGAGCTTCGTCGAAGTCGGCCAGATCGCCCGGTCGCGCGCGGCTGAAAACCTTGTTGCCGCTCGCGTCGGTCGCCACGACCTTGCCGTCCTCGATCTTGAAGTGCTTGCCGAAGGCGGCCTGGGCGATGTCTGCCGGGATGGCGAGCTTCTCGGCGATGAACTTCGAGCGTGCGAAGCTGCCGCCGATCTTCTCGCCGTAGAGCTGGCCTTCCAGCTCCTCGACACGCTTCACGGTCGGCGCGTACTTCTCCTCGATCGCCTTGATCGCCTCGGTCTTCACCTTCTCGACCTCGCCGGCATCCACCAGCTTCTTGTCGTCGAGGTTCTTGACGGTGGCCAGCGCCTTGATCGCCGCCGCGGGGTCTTCGATCCCTTCGAACGGCTTCAGCTTGGCTTCGGCTGCGTCGGCGCGCTCGCGGTGGCCCTTGGCTTCCCGGTTCAGGTCGCCAATCTTCGACAGGGCAGACGGGGCGTCGAACGGGATTTCCTTCCCGTCATCGTGGACATACACCGGCTTGCCGTCCTGGACCACGACGTGGCCCTGATCATCGAGCTTCAGTTTCATGGATTTCCATCCTTGGGGTTATGGGCTTCCGCCCGGAGACAGTGGCCGCGCATCCGCGACGGCTGAAATGAAAAAGCCCGCGCGGGGCGGGCTGTGGGATCAGTTCGTCTTCGACCAATTCACGATGCTGAATTTCGTATTCAAGAACTGCCCGGATGCTGCCGCCGCATTTTGGCTCGCGTAGGCATAGAAGAACGCTCGCAACGCTGTCGTACCAGCAGTAACTGCGGAAAGCGGAGTCGCAAGCAGCATTTTTCGTCCAGTCGGTATTGTTATCGTATCGAACGTATCCGCATTTGCCTTTTTGAACATCTGGTATGGGGTGACAGCGCCGCCCGTGTGCGCAAGCTCCAGGGTCAGATCGCGCAACCCGGTCAGGTTCACAGTGCTGTCAATCTCTAATTCGACAAATAGCTGCACAGCGTCGCCAACCGAAAATGACGAAGCTCCTGCGTTAATAGCGGACGTGAATTGACTGTAGAGGTTTTGAAATCCAGTCGATGTGCCTGCGGAAATAGTCACCCGTTGCGCTTGGCGGCCATTCGCGTTTACTACCGCTGCCGCGATGGTCGCAGAAGTCATATTGTTGGCGATGGTCAGATTATTGACCACGCTACCCGTTACGGGCGCGCTGGCGGTGCCGCCAGTCCCGCACGTAAATGCGTTGCCGCCAATGAACCGCGCATCGCCAGGGCCTGGAATCAGGCCGAACCCGCGAATACCGCAGGCCGCCAGAACGTCAGCAATCCGCGCGCCGATCAGCGGGGCTGCGACCTTCGGATGCACAGACGTATCGGTGTAGTTCGCATAGATGCCAGAGGACAGCGGCTGCGGGGTCGTGAGTGCGCTGTCTGTGTAGAGGTCAGATACGGGCACGTAGATCAGGTTCGGATACTGAGATTGCAGGCTTTCGACGTAATTCGTGAGCGCCCAGTATTCCGCCGAGTGTGCCGCAGTGCTGTAGCTCTTGGACGGCAGGCAGCCGATGAAGATCGGACGGGTTCCCTGCGCGATGCAGCCGGCAATCGTGTTCAGATAAGCGGTCTGAGCCTGTGCGCGCGTGATGGCGCCCGCCACGATTTGCGTGACGTCGTTTTCCATCATCTGTATCAGCGCGTAGTTGGGCCGATACGCTGCCAAGGTCGCCGCAAACGCCGTGCTGTAGATATCGACCGACGTGGCACCGCTATACCCATAGATGCCTTGGGTCAGCAACGACGAAGCAGATGCGCCGACCTGAACCGTGGCGCCGGTCTGAAGCCACTCGAACGCATGTCCGGACAGCGCCTGCGCCCACCACAGGTGCGCATCAAACGACACAGAACCATTGACGGTGTTTGCACCAATGCGATTCTGCGCGGTGATCGAATTGCCAAACGCCATTGCGGTGGGCAGACCGGAAATCGACCTGCGCAACGGGACTACCGCGCCAGCCGCCCCCACCACCGCAGCGGCGTAGTCCGCATCCCCCCCCGGCGGCAATCCGCTACTGGCACTCGGCACAGCAGATGCTGCCACCGCATAGCCGACATCACCCGACCAGCATTGGAGCTCACCATTGACGTCTGCCGGGTACGGGCCGTAGCTCGACGTTCCCGGCATAACGTTGGTCTGCGAACGGTTCGCGCGGTCCGGCGAGAAGATGCGCAGCATGCCGGTGACGCTCGATGAGCCGATGAGCGTGAGCACCTGTCCCGCCGGAATGTTGATGCCGGTCCGCTGCCCTGCGTTGATGTTCGGCATGGGGCCTCCAGAAACGAAAAAGCCCCGGCAAAGGCCGAGGCTGGATGTGAAAAAGCCCGCACGCAGCGGGCTCATATTGAATTGCTTCAGACCATCAATCGAAGGAATACAGGTCTGACGTGAGAAGGTGCTGTATCCGCAGTTTGAAACGCTGGCGGGTCTCGTCGCCGGGCCGCAGCTGGGCGGCGTCCATCAAGGTGTCCTCCATTATGGATACGGCCTCCGAGTAAAGGCACATCTCCACTTCAAGATTCTCGCTTGCCGCCCCGCGGCCCCTTCCCCCCGTGTGCTTAAGGGCGTTGTAACTGACGAGGAAGTCGGAAGCATTGGTTTTCTTGGACCCAGGCAAGCGACCTTCAAAGAGGTTGTCGAGCTTCGCCATCACTTCTCTTACAGGGATGACTCCGTCCTCCTCAAGGATCGGAAAGACAATGTAAGCCACGGCGCCAGCGAGGAGGATCGCTGCCACGTAGTCAACATTCGAAGCCGCGTCTCGAATTCGTTCATCAGCTTCGATCAGCATATCCGCGGCGAGATCAAGCTTGTGATAGCGCCGGACCCCGAGGTCAGGAGACGATGACACGCTCGCCCCTCGCCAGGCACAGCACGCACAAGAAGCACTTCGTGCCGCCGCTGGCCCGGCCTCTGCTGATCGTCACCCCCGTCCGAGCTTCGATCAGCTCACGCCCTCCGCATCGAGGGCACTGCGCGATCTCGGCCGGCTTCGGCATCGCCTTGATGCGCGCGCGGCCGCGCTCCTGCGGCGTGTCGGGCGCTGGAGCCTTCGGGATGACGGTGAGGTGGCGGGGTTTCACGCCCGCGATTCTACGCCCGCCTGACGAAACGCCGCAGCGTGCCGTTCCTCCAGCTCGGCCAGCGTCAGTGTCTTGCCCTTGTCGTTCGAGAACTGCTCGATCTGCAGCCCCCCACGGCGGAAAAGCGCCCCGCGCGACGGCCCGAGAATGTCGTCCTGCACGCTCGCCGGCTGGCGCTTCAGCCATGCCCCGTAGCCTTCGTTCGCATCGACCTGACCGCCCTTCGATGCGCGGGTGCCGAACAGCTCCGTCTGCCCCTTGAGCAGCGCGATGGCGGTGCTTCGGCACTGCCAGTGCAGCCGCCCCGGACCGCTTCCCCAAGGCAAGGAGTGTCCCACCGGCCGGTGCCCCCCCCTGGTGTAGCGCTTGCCGTCACGAATGCGGCATTCCTGCGACGTGCGGCCGTCCAGCGTGCTCACCCATACCTCGTCGCCAAGGATGTCGTCGTTCGCCTCGAAGAATCGGTCTCGCGTCGTTGCCGCCACGTGTGACAGCGCGGTTCGCGCGACTGCCTCGGCATGCCGGCGGTCGATCTCGATCACGCCATCCTGAAACGCCCGCGCCTTCGTGCCGCGAATGTCACGCACGACCTGTGCAGTCGCCTTCCCTTCCAGGTAGCCCATACGGACAGTGTCCCGGATGCGCTGCATGCGGTCGGCCTCCAGCGACCTCCCCCACTCGCGAAGCAGACGGCCTTGAAATGGCCTGGCTATGGCGGCGGCGTAGGCCGTTTCCGCCGTCACCTGCGCGAATCGCGTGTCAAGAGCCGCCGTGTAGGCCGCTTGGTTCCAGCGCGCCTCGAAACTCGCGAGCTCTCGCATCGAGCCTTCCAGCTCCGTCTGGAGCGTCGCATAGGCCGCAGCATTCAGCTGCCGAACACTGGACAGCAGACTATCGAGGTACTCGACGGTCAGGTTATCGGGAGCGCGCTCCAGCATGGCCATGAGAGCCGCCGATATGTCCGCATCAGCACGGTTGAGCACGGCGACGATCCGCCGCACGACGTTGTTCGAGTACCGCTGCAGGTCGATCTGGTGCCGGACAGTCGCGTCCAGCAGTTCTTGGGCCGACATCAGGCGCCGGCCGGCGCCGGGTCAGTGATGGCGCCAAGGGCCGGCCCGTCCTGCCCGGCATCCTCCAGCTCGTCGTCCGCGACGATATCCGCGGAGAGCACGCCGCGGCGCTGCTGCTCAAGGATCACGCGCTTCTTGCTGATGATCCCGGCGGCCTGCAGTTCCAGCAGCAGAGACGCCGAGGCCTCGCCAAGTGAGTCTGCACCGAAGTCCTTGTGCAGCGTCGCGTGGCCGCCTTCAGGTTGCCCGATCCACTCGGCCGTGAATTGCAGCGCCTGGTCGATGGCATCTTCCAGATCCTCCGCCATCCGCTGGAGCGCGCACTTGTTTCCTTCGCCCTCGCTGGAGATCTGGGTGGCGGTGACTGCTGCACCTTCCTTTCGAACGAGCAGCTCGGCACCGGTTTGCAGCATGCGCTGCTCGATGTCCTTCAAGTCGTTGCGGCCAGCCTCGATCGCGGCTCCGCTGTGCTCCACGAACTTCAGGTCGGCGTCCTTCGGCAGCTTCACGGCCGAAGATGCCCCCACCGTGATATCGACCTCTCCCTCCGCGCCGACCAGCGCCAGGATTGGCACACGCGCCACGTGCAGGATGTTCTGCTGGTCGCTCTTCGACTGCCAGTGCTCCACGTTCTGGTGCGCCAGTTCGAGAAGCGGCGGCGCTGAAGTCCCGAACCCTGTCCGCTGTCCGTAGCAGAACACGAACGGAACCGCATTCAAGGTAGTGAGACCTTCGTTGTGCAGCTGCCATTCTTCTTGGCCGTTTGCCGTGCGAACCTTGCGGTACGTGCGCCACCGGCCGGGCTCCAGCACACGGACCTGCTCGAACTCGCGCTCACCGAACTCTCCGGCATCCTCCGCTTCGTTCTCAAGCAGGCGGATCTGCGCGAGCGTGATGACGCCATTCGTGCGACGGGTCTTCCAGCCCAAGACGGCTCCGGCCGGGTAGCGCTTCCAGTAAGGCCTCAGACCAGCCTCCAGCTCCTGAGCCCGGGTGCGCACGCCTTCTGCCGGAGGGAAGTCGATCAGGATGCCGCTGATTCCTACGGACAGGATGTCGACCATCAGGTCGCCTGCAAATGCATGCAGGTTGCGGCCCTCCAGATCGATGTTCTGTGCGAACCCCTTGATAGGCTCGGGCACGTTATCGCCCAGCTGTAGCGGTTTGCTGAAAGGCTTTCCCGACAGCACGCGGACGGTCTGGCTGAATGCCGGGTACAGCGTGCTGACGGCAAGCCGCGCGTCGTACGACTTCTGTTCTTCGTTGGGCCACTTCGGCAGGAAATTCTTCGCCGCGGCTCTCATCGCCGATGTGCCGCCCATCAGAGCGCGCACGAGCGGCCAGTGCTTGGCCATCTCGGCTACAGCTTCTGATTCATTGCGGACAGCATCGGTCATCGGGTAGTCCTCACATGCGCAGCGGGGCGACAGTGGCAGATCGAGTCGGCATCGTGCAGCGGTAGCGCGTCTCGTCCGCAACGTGGTCTTCGGCGTCGGTGTCGATGTCGTCAGGCTGACGCTCGTCGCGCGGGAGCACAGGGACCGTTCGGATGAACTGCCGGCAGGTGTCGAACACCAGCAGGCCAGGCTCTTCCATCGGATGCTGAAGCGCCGCCTTCAGCATCTTGCGCATGCGCTCCCAGCCATTGCGACGGCTGCCGGGACCCTTGTCCGCCTTCTCCCACTTCACGCCGGCGCGGGCCATGTCGTCTGCGATGCACACGCCGTTCTGGGTGTCGAAAATGGCCGAATCGGCAGGTCCGGACCTGACGCGGCCAGCGAGGCCGATCTCCTTCTCCAGCTTGACGATGCCCTTCGCGACCTCCACGGCCAGCATGCGCAGGCCTTCGTTCGGTTTCCCGCTCCAACCGTACCACTCGGCCACACGAATGAGCGTGCCGCGCGGGAAGCTGCGCCTGGTGCCGTCACGCATTACCGCATCGGTGCCGTCCGTTTCCGCCCACCAACCGACGCTGAATGGCTTGCTGCTACCCCAGTCGAAGGACCGGTCGATGCGCCAGCCGGCGGGGATATCGAATGGCTGCAGCGCGTGCCGATTTTCGTCCCACACGTCGTCGAACATGCCGCCGGCCACGATGTTCCAGTCGCCGTCGCGCATTGCCTTCACGAGCGCAGCATTGCCAAGGCCTTCGAGTCGATCCACGTAATCCGGGTCGTTCTCAAGCAGCGTCGGATTGTCCGCGAGCTTCGCCGGGATGTACTGGCGGAGCATGCCGCCCTCGGACTTCGGTTGCCGGTTGATCTGCCGCGGCGGCGCGATGTCGATGAACGTCGCCTTGACCCAGTTGTGGCCGATACCGCCCGGGTTGGCGCTGCCAAGGATGCGCGGGAACAGTCCGGCGTACTTCTTCGGCAGCTTCAGCGCGCCCATACGACAGCGGCCGCGCAGGTACCGGTAGATCTTCTCGGTGAAGTGCGTCAGCTCATCGAGCATCAGGACGTGAATCTCGGCGCCCTGGTACTTCGTCACGTCCTTCTCGTACTGGCAGTGGCAGAGGTGGATCTTCGAGCCGTTCCAGAACTCGATGAAGGCCTTCGACCAGTTGATCTTGACCAGACCACAGTCAATCCACTCGGAGAGCAGAGCAGGAAACCCGCTCACTCCCTCCATGTGGTTCTTCAGCAGGTCATCGGACAACCGGCGAAAGATATAGACCTGCAGGCCCGGGATGTCAGTGCACCACGCGATGGCACCGACTCGCATGAGGTGGGACTTTCCGCCGCCCGCCGCGCCGCCGTAGAGAATCTCCGTTGCTTCGGAAAGGTACGCCTCACTCTGCTGCGGGTGGAGGGCGAGTTCCATTCAGCACCAGCTTCAGTTCCGGCGTCTTGATCTCGCCGCTGTGCTCCACCTTGTCCTTGAACATGCCGAAGTGCCGGCCCAGCAGCTCGAGGTTCTTCACCTTGTCCGGCCACTTGATCTTCTTCAGGATGCCGATCATCTCCCGCTGTTCGCCGCGGCCCTCGAACATTTCGGCCAGGTCGAACCCGCTCAGGTACTGGCGCCAGACCTTCGGCCACTCGCTCACCGGCTTGATCGCCATGTCGTCGTCCATGATGTCCAGAACGTCCATCTGGTCGATTTCGATCATCCGCTTCAGGACATAGTCGGCATCGACCTCGGTGCGCTCTGTGCGCGCCTTCTTCGCCGCGGCTATGGCGGCGGCCACATCAACATTCCTCAACAGTCGCTCGCCCTGTGAGGCGGCCGTCTTCGCGCTGTACCCGGCACGGGTTGCTGCCTGGGTGGCGTTCAGGTCGATCAGGTACTCATCGACGAAGCGCTGCTGTCGCGGGGTGAGGTCCATGTCGGCACCCTTTCGGTGTCCGCATGTGCTGCGGATGCCATCACGGCATAGAGGAACCCGCCTGGTGCGCGTCGCCCTGTCGGGCCAGCACTACCGGCAATCCAGCGTTCTAGGCGTGGCGGGTGTTGAAATCGTGGAGCGGTCAGAGGGAATCGAACCCGTCACTGCGCGGCTTGGAAGGCCGGCGGCACACCTTGCGCTTGACCGCGTGAAAAAGCCGGAACCGCCCGAAAACGGCGCCGGCAAAGGACAACAGGGAGGAGATGTCACAGACGACAGACGACAAAAAGCCCGCCGGGATTTCTCCGGGCGGGCTATTGGTGCCTATCTGAAATTACTATAACCGTACATTTTCCGTTTTTCAACCCGGTGTGAAGCGATTCGACTTCCTTCTGTTCTCTGTCGCTGGTATCGCTCTGAGGTTGAATTCGCAGTGCAGCCCGCAGACATATCGGCTGACCAGCGGGATGATGTGGTCGACGTCATGAGGAATCCCTGTCTGGGCCACAAGTTGATCGCGCTGCCTGTAAATCTCCAGCATCGCTGCGCGGTCTGCCCATATCGGAGTGGCCAAGCGATGAAGCAGGAACCTTCGTTCCCGTGGTGACCTTGCAGCAGCGACCTGCTCTGCCCAGAACGCCTTCGTCTCGGGATTTGTCCAGATGTGCCGCTCGGTGATGCCCTGGATTCGATCCTGCACCCACTCCGTCCAGTCGATTCTTGACGTGCAGTCGAGACGCCTTGCCTCGATCTCCGCCGCAGCATCGAGAAAGACGCCCACTGGCTCCCCGGTGGTCGACTCGTACCACGACTTGAACTCCTGACTATGCAGGTGCTCCGCCAGCTTTTGTTCGAAGGCTCGGCGCTCCGCCGCCTTGCGTCGGTCTCTTGCATCAGGCTCAGTTGTCCGATGCTTCCGCGCGTTGAGGCGTGCGATCTCCTGCTGCCACTCCTCCTTCTTGATGCGCTCGCGGGCGCGTCGCTCTTCGGCCGTCATCTTCACGATTCGACGATTCCCTTGGCTTTCAGCTTCGCGTCGATCGCCGCCTCGGCGCGGTTCATCGCAGCGGAGAAGTGCTTCCCGATTCGCTCCATGTACTCGGCGACCGTAGCTCTGCTCACGCCGCAGCGGTCCGCTATCTCCAGCTGGGTGGTCTTCACTCCACACGACTTCATCACGAGCATGCGGCGCATCTGGTAGTGGCTGACCTGTCCGGTCAGACCAGCGCGCAGCACGTACTGGATCAGCCATTCGATGGATTCCGACCACTCGATCGCGGGTCGGCGGCCAGCGCAGCAAGGTGCGCGGCATTCGCATTGCTCTGTGCGCGGCGAGAACTTCGTGATGAGGAGGTGCTGCTCCTCGGGCTTCAGGGTCGCCACCTCCGCCCGGATCATCCCGGCCTGCCCTGCCCCGTCCAGACCAACGAGGCCTTTCCCGCTGCGCTTGGGGCCGTCGGCCATGCGGTTCATCACCGGCCGGTCGTACGCCTGGTGAGAGAAGTTGAATGCGAACACCAGCGCGGCATGCGTGCTGCTGAACAGCGGTTCCACTTCGACCTGCACTGCGGCTTGGCTCATACCACCTCCCTGATCTCTATCACTGCGCCCGGAGAACTCAGCGCGTCCGGGTCTTCGCCGGGGTACACCTTGGCCAGGCGCGAGTACTCCACCACCCGGGCGTCGTCGGCCCAGATGCCGGCATCCGACAGCGCATCCTCGGTGGAGCGCGCCAGCTTCGACAGGTCGGGCGTGCGCATCGGGTACGTGCGCCGGCGCTTCGGGGCGCTCTGCGGCTTCGGCAGCGTGAAGACCATGCGCACCACCACCGGGGCATCGATCGGCCGGCCACCGGACACGGCGAGGAGCTGCTCGGCAGCCGCCTTCACGTCCTGGCGCCACGGCCGGACCTTCTTCGACGACTCCGTGAGGATTGCCCGGCCGGCCTTGCTCATGCCCATATAGCTTTTTGATCCTTGAGGAGCAGGAGTGCCCCTTACAACGAGACGAATCACGCGCGCACACTCCCCGTCTTCTGGCGTTGATGCCAATTCCTGAGGTATTCGATCCTGATGTTGCGAGTCCTCGTCAGGTACTCCGTCAAACAAATCAAGCATCGACGCTGACCTCCTTTGTTCTGAAATTCGTGCCCCTGCTTGCATACGCTCATCCCCGCAGGGGTTAGCTCGGACCTCACCAGGTTCTCCCTGGGGGTAACCGGTTGAAGATGGTCCGGATTCACGCAATTACGAACCCTGCACAGGTGGTCCAACACAAGACCGGCCGGGACACTTCCACGAATCAATTCATAGACAAGCCTGTGTGCCTGGAATGTTTTATTGCCCAGGCTGGCCCACCCATACCCGTCACGGCTCCGAGACCTAAGCCATAGCCAGCACCCGCCATCTCCTGGTCCAATGTTTCTTCTGATGTGGCGAGGGAGGCTTGAAGGCGTAACGTCCTCCTGCCACTTACTCAAAGGCTTCGGCGCGGTCACTAGACGTTCCTTCCCGGCGTGCCGCGCACCTGAAGGCGGATCACTCGGCCTGCTTCTTCCGCGCCTGCCACAGCTCGACCACCGCCGCCCTGACCCTCTCCAGCTCCTCCGGCGACATCCTGGCCGCCACCGCATCCCGCACGTGCCGCGGCTGCTCCGAAATCCATCTGATCCTGCATTCCCAACACCCCTGTCGATACCATCCCGAGATCCCTCCATGCGCCGCGTCGTACGCGCAGCAGTCGCAGTCCGTCACGCTTCCTCGCTGACCCGTGGCGCGCACCGGCCGCCGCTCCACACCTCACCCAGCGCCTCCGAGGCCATGGCGATCTGCGACGGCAGCAGCCGGTCGCCGGCCAGGTACATCCGGCGCAGCTGGTGCGCCCAGTCCCGGTCACCCGACTCGCGAATCCGCACGGTCGCGGCGCGCTCCAGGTTCGCGGCCCTGCGGTCGGCATCCGGTACCGGCGGCGGCAACGCCACGCGCTGCTCGGCGACCTGGTTGCGGCAGAGCTCGATGAACTCCGGCAGGGTCGGCGGCAGCGACTTCGAGCGGCAGGACTCGAGTGCGCGCCCGATGCGCTCCGGCTGGCCTGCGAATCCGGCGAGCGCCTCCGCCCACGTTGCCTTCGCGTTCAGCAGCCCGCGGTCGAACTGCCGGCCGCCACGCTGCACCGTCTCGCCGCTGCGCCAGCGGTCGACCCACAGCGAGCCGTACATGCCCTGCATGCGGTCGAAGATCCGCTCAACCCAGGAGTCGGGTAGCGCTGCCGTCGATTGTTCGGCTGTCGTGGTCATCGTGCTGTCCTCGTTGCTCCGCGGCACAGGCCTCGCGGAAGTCGGAAAGTCGGGAGCCGGCGGCGATGCGGCGGCTTTCCTCGCGGGTCATGGGGCCGTCTCGGGGCGGGCTGCGGCCGGCTGGAGCGGCGATCACTTCGGGCAGGAAGACGTCGAGGTAGCCGGCGTTGATCGGCCTCGGGTCCGCGGCGTCGTGGCGACGCTGCTGGGCGATTTCCAGCGCCTGCAAGGCCTGCGCGTCGGTGACGCCGCGCTCAGCCCAGCTGCGAACACGGGGATCGCCGGTCTGAAGCGCCGCGCCGCGGTTGCGCAGGAGCAGGACCAGCTGGAGGGCTCGTTCGGTCACAGCGTCAGGCGGCGCAGCAGCAGCAGCGACGGCCTGGCCTGTCTCCGGTTGAGTCTCTGATGCTGCTTGCTGGAGAGAGGTTGTTGACTGGTGTCTGGTGTCTGGTGCTTGGTGAGCTTTCTGCTGGGTTTCGTTTTCTGAACCCGCAGATAACCCACTGGGTTTCTGTTGGGTTTCGCCTTCGTCTGTTTTCTTCACCCGTTTCGGTCGTCCGCCTTTCCGTCCGTTTTCCTTCGCAGCGTTGATCTTGGCCTGCGCCTTCTCGATCTCTTGTTCGATCCGGCGCTTCGTCCAGATGCCGTCGGTCCGCGTGAAGAACTCCAGCAGAACGGCATCCACCGCAGCCTTCTCTTCCCGCGTGCGAGCGCGCGCCAGCCGGTGCGCCTGATCAGCCGGAATGCCGGCTTCAGTCGCGTAGTAGCGGTCCATGAGAAGGGTGTAGGCACCGTGCTCGAGCATCGTCAGGTGCGCGGTGTCGCGCACGTAATCGCCGATGTGCCGTTCGTAGTAGTTCAAGCGGCCACCCCATGCTTCTGTGCTTCGTCGCGGCGGTGGTAGGCCTCCCACATGCGCAGGTTCGCCAGCCGTGCGATGTCAATGGCCTGCGATGGCGTCAGGCGCGTGGCGTCCTTGTTCGGCGTGGCGCGGCGGATGCATTCCACGATGACGTGTGGCCGGTGGTGGAGGTCGGTGTAGTCCTTTCCGTAGCTCAGCAGCAGCACGCCGCTGGCCTTGCTCGGCAGGCAGTCCAGCAGATCCGGCTTCCAGATGTCGGCCGGCATGGCGTAGTAGTGCTTCCAGACCTTCGGCGGGTGCTGGCGGGCGGTAGTCGTTACCTCTTGCCGGCGTTGCCCCGGTATCCATGCGCCGTACTGTCGGTGCCACCACTTGTCCTTCTTGGCGTCCGCCTTCAGGTCGGCACGGCTGATCTTCACCTCGACATCGATGATGCGCAGGTCGGTGGTGACGCCCAGAACGTCGCACTCGTGACCGGTCCAGCCGCAGTTGTCGACCAGCACGACGCACTTTCGCGCCAGCGTCTGCAGCGCGATGGCGCGGGCGATGGAGTGTTCAGACCACTGGCTCACGCGAACATCTCCATCTGAACCGGCTCAGGCCACAGCCACGATTCGCCGGCGCGCAGGCGGCGCTCGATATCGCGACGAACCTGCTCGCGGTCTGCGCGCGGCCACTGCCGCATGTGGGCCGCAAGGTGCATGCGCAGCTGGTAGGCGAGGTTCATGCGCGCACCGCCGTCAGGATCACCACCGACACGCTGGTGCCGGCGAACTCGTTGTCGTAGGTGCGCGACCACTCGCACGACCAGCCGGGCAGCACGTCCTTTTCCTTGGCGCTGGCCGGCAGGATGGCGACGAGTCGGCCGTCCTTGGAGAGCATGGCCGCAGCGTGCTCGAGGTGCGCCTGCCACCGGCCTTCGCTGAACGGCGGGTTCATGACGATCCGATCGACCCGCAGAGAGGTGGCCATCGTGAGGAAGTCGCCGCAGGTCACCGAGAAGCCCTTGGCCTCGAGCACCTTGCAGTGCAGCGCGCTGATCTCGACGCACAGCGTCCGATCCTTCGGCATCCGGTCGGCCAGGCCGCCGGTGCCAGCGCTGGGCTCGAGGCAGGCGTGATCCGGGCCGATCTGCGCGGCCTCGATCGCAGCCGCGGCGACGTTCTCAGGCGTGGGATAGAACTGATGCGCCTTCTGATCTGGCAGGCAGCCGGATGCGACCACCTCGGACACCGCATCGCGGGCGTCGTAGTCGAAGGCGTAGTAGTGCCCGTTCCGGCCGTTCGGCGTCTTCACGCCGCCCAGGTAGGCCATGACGCGGTCGATGTCGGCTTGCAGGGCCTTGTCGTCCACGCGGCCGTACTTCAGCTGCAGCCCGTGGCTGATCTTCGTGCGCAGGTATTCCTGACGCCACGCCTGCGGGCCGGTGTTCTTCTCCAGCAGGTAGGCTTCCTCCATTCCGCCCAGCGCTTCGACGACGCGGAACGGCAGCGGCCGCCCCATCATCACGAAGTCCTTGGTCTTCTTCTTCGGGCGCTGGCGGAACTGGGCGGGAATCGCGAGCGGGTAGAGATGCGCCAGCACGCAGTTCAGGCGCCACGCCATGTCCGGGTGCACCTCGAGGTGCGCGGTACCGCACTTGTAGGCGCGCAGACGCAGCGCACCGCCATCCAGCGTCAGCCACTCGCCGCGGTGCTGCCGGCGCGCAATGTCGACCACGCTGGATGTAGCGTTCCAGCCCGGCTCGTCGCGCCCCATGAACTTCGCGATCACCTTGCGCAGGTCATTGATGTAACCGACGCGGTCGCTGTCCGTGTTGCCGTAGCCGTTGATCAGCCGCGCGATGATCATGCGCCGGCCGAATCCCTCCGGGCAGTTGGTCACGTGCTCACCGGACAGCGCTCGGAAGATGCCGTCCACGCGCTCGGCCAGGAACTTTGCGCGGCTGTTCAGCAGGTCCAGCAGCGTCGCGCGGACGGTCTGTTCCTCGAAGTCAGGGAGCGGCGGAAGATCCTTGTCGCTGCTGTGCCGAGCGGCCTTTCGGCCCTGCGGATAGCGAATCTGTTCGTTCCACTGGTTTCGGCGTTCCTGCGGCATGGCGTCGTAGACGTCAGTCAGGTTCAGCGCCTTCGACCAGTAGGCCGCGTTCAGCGCCGCGACGGCGCCGGCCTGCTCGAACAGCTGGGTAGCTGCCGATGACAGCGACGTGCGCCCGCGGTCTGGGTCGGAATTGCCGTCCAGGAAGTAGTTCAGGACGCCGGCGCACTCCGGGCCGTTGATGAAGGCGGCAGCCGCCTCGATCCGCGCGCGGTCCTGCCGGTAGCCGGCCACCAGCCCGTCGACCATGTCGGTCGAGGTCGGCGCGAAAAAGGCCGAGACATCGTCTATCAGGTCGCCGTCGCGCGCGGCCGCGATCACATCATGGTCAGCGTGGCTCACCCGAACACCCTCCAGCACACAAACGCCAGAGCCGCGACGGGGATGCCGACGGTGCCGATCACGAGACCCACCATCGAGCCTGCGTCCATGAAGGCCTGGAGGTAGCGACGCAGGAACTGGCTCATGCCGCATTCCTTTCCGCGATCACCTGCTCCATCACGGTGGTGTGCCCGATCTTGGCCAGGTACTGCGTAACGCCGCGCCAGCCCGTGAAGGCTTCGAAGCTCGGGGCCAGGTCGGGCGGCAGATCCATCGGCGCCTTCGTGTGCGGATTCAGCATGCGGCTGACGTGCGGGCGGTGCGCACCGGACGAGCGGGCGAACATCGACTGGTCACCGATCTCGTCGCGGCTGTTCCGCCGGCGGTTCTGCCAGCACCAGACCACCGCGTCACGGTAGGTCTGCCAACCTGTAACGATGGAATCGGCCACCCATCTGGATTTCGGCAAGGCGTCGAGGAACGGCATTTCACGTTGCATGGCTGCCACCATCAGCGGAATTGATGCAACGCGCCCTGATTACAGGTTGCGTTACAGGTTGGAAGCTGCCGAAAATTTTTTCGACGGCGGGGAAGAGAAAGACCCCTGCCCGCTCCACAGAAACCGGCCGACACGGACCAAATCTCAACAGGCAGGGGTTGAAGGCCACGCCGGGAGGAGGTCGGTGTGGTGTTGGCTGAAGGGCGGTTTCCCGCGATGCCGATAGAATGGAAGTTCCACCAACCACCGAATGACAAAGGGGAAACCATGGAAGCAGGTACCGCAGGAGACGACGAGAAGGCGTCGTCCGCAGGGATAGCGTTCGCCATGCAGACGGCGTTGAGAGCGTTACTCAAAGCGCACCCCCAAATAGACGAGCTATTGCCCGTGCTGAAGCGCGAAGGCGAAGAATCACTCTCGCTCCTGCTGCACATGGGCGTTCCGGATCGCTCGATCGAAGCGTTTCGGGATGCGTGGAACGGACTGGTTCCATACGTAGATGACGGGCCAGCCGGAACAGACCCTCGGCTTTAGATGGCCACTGGATGGACGGCTTCATCAGGCGACGGCCTGGTCGGTGCCGGACGCGCCCTTCTCGGCGGTGCCGCGGAGGTCATCGAGAAGCCGAGCAAGCGCAAGCGCGTCATCCGCGGCAGTCGGGACTTCCCCGTTCTCCCATCGGGATATGCGCGGCTGAGGCACCTTCACGCGGCTGGCGATCTCGGTCTGGCTCAGGCCGAACTCTTGCCGCAGGGCGGCGATGATCTGTTGGGTATCCATGAACCAAAACTATACGATCACGCATAGCTTTGTCAATGCGCTATCGCATTATGCATTCGCGAATACTTGGGGAATGAAACTGATCGAGAATCTGGCGGCGCTGATGGAGCGCAGCGGCGATAACCCCTACTCCTTGGCGCGCAAGGTGAAGGCGCGGTACGGCACCAGCCCGACCCAGCCGACGCTTGCGCGAATCCTCGATGGCACATCCAGAGAACCGCGCCGGTCAAGCCTGCAACCAGTCGCCGATTACTATGGCGTCTCGGTCGATGCTCTGTTTGACGACGACCTGACCAGAAGGGGCGAAGGCGCGCCGGTTTCCACCACATCAAGGGGAGACTCCCTATCGATCCCGGTCACTGATGCGTGGGGCTCTATGGGGCTGGGAGCCCCGCAGCCTGAGCATGAGGCGATCGTCTCCGGGGTGACAGTCAGCATGGACTGGGTGCGGCACTCTCTTCCGCGCATCAGCCATCCCTCGCGGCTGGCTGTGCTCACTGCCTTCGGACGGAGCATGGAGCCGACCTTGGAGGACGGCGACACCATGCTGGTGGATCGCGGGGTCAGCGAGATTCGCGAGGATGGCATCTTCGTGATCGCGTTGGATGACGAGCTCTACGTGAAGCGCGTCCAGCGCCGGCTGCCCGACAAGGCGATCATCATCAAGTCCGACAACCCGCACTACGAACCGATGGTGGTCGAGAACGGGGACCGCAACAAGTTGGAGATCCTCGGCCGCGTGGTCTGGGTCTGGAAAGGGATCAAGCTCTGATGGCGATCATCAAGTGCAAGGAGTGCGGAGGTCAGGTCAGCACCAAGGCCGAATCATGCCCGGCGTGCGGGGCCACGCAGAAGAAGCCGATGGGCTGCCTTGGGTGGTCGCTGTTCTTGCTGGTGATCCTTCCAGTCGGCCTGATCATCGTGGCCGCCTTTTCTGGAAGCGGCGAGCAATCTCGTCCGGCAAACGACGGCAAGCCGACCGCAGCTCAATACAAGTACGGCGCACGGGAGTTCGTGAAGGGGGTCTTGAAAGACCCCGCATCGGCAGAGTTCCGGAACGAGTTCGTGGGCAGCAGCGGCGTTCCCTGCGGCGAAGTGAATGCCAAGAACAGTTTTGGCGGATACACGGGATTCAAACGATTCGTTTCCGCCGGACGGGAAGCGACATTCATCGAGTCGCGGAGCACAGCAGATGGGTTCGATAAGGTCTGGAATCAGTTCTGCCGGCGCTAGGCTGGCCGTCGCAGTCGCCTTGGCGTCTGCAGGCTGCGCGGCGCCGCGCACCATGACCCAGGCCGAGTGGGAGTCATCGCTGGTGCGTGACTTCTCAGGCGTGAGCCGAGATCAGGTTCTGGCGGCCGCGCGCCGCGTCTTCGAACTGGCCGATCCTGCTGACTTCCGGATCGTTCCAACCGAAGACGGCATTCTGGCCACACGAAAGTGGTCGTGGTTTCTCCTGATCGCCGCAACGCAGGGAACGGACACCTGGAATCTCACGGCCAAGGACATCGGCGGCGTCGTTCGCGCAAGAGTGCATGTTTCGGTGCTGACGTCGGACACCAACGCGGCAGTGATCGGAGCTGCTGCCATCCCGGTTACCAGCACAACTCAGACGCCTACCGTCGACGGCACCGCCATCTACGACGTGTTTTGGGCGCGTGTCGAATACCTCCTCGGACAGAGGGACGACTGGATGTCCTGCGTGGAATCGAATGCCCGGCAGAAGAGCCGGCTGGTTTGGGGCTTCAACGAGCCGCTGTGTGACAGTCTGACAACCGTGGATGCACCAGCGCCGGACAGAATACTGGGCTTGGAGCATCGATGAGCAACCCTTGGGAGGATCTGGATGAGGCGGAAGTGCGGCGCCGGCGGATCATTGGAGAAACGATTGATCGCGTAGTGGGCGCCGTCGGCCTTACCTCCCTTCTTCTGCTGCTGCCGATTTACTTCGTATCGCCGGTTTTTGCCGAACACTTCTTTTGGACGATGACAGCGGCGATATTCGGTATCGGCCTGTTAAAGCCGGTCTTAATCCGAGACGGAAGCATCGAGTGAGCGCAGCGGTAGTGCTCTCCCTCGTCGTCGCCATCTCCGACGGGGACACGCTCACGGTGCGCCCCGACGACGGCGAGCAGCTGCGGGTGCGCGTGGCGGAGATCGACGCACCGGAGAGCCGGCAGCCGTTTGGCGCGGCGGCGAAGCGCTCGCTGTCGGACCTGTGCTTCCGCGAGCGCGCTGAGATCCGGCCGCAGAAGACGGACCGGTACGGCCGCACCGTCGCCCGGGTGACCTGCCGAGGGCAGGACGCCAGCGCGCACCAGGTGCGGACCGGGATGGCGTGGGTGTTCGATCGGTATGTGACGGACCACGCGCTGTATCGGCTACAGGATGAGGCGAAGGCCGCCGGCCGGGGCCTGTGGTCTGAGCCGGCTCCGGTGGCGCCGTGGGAGTGGCGCCAAGCATCACGCCATCGCTGAAGGTGCCGCTACATCTTTCTTGGTCGGATGGGAGCAATCGCGATCGAGCGTGACCAAATCAACCTACCAAGCCCATGAGTCCTTCGCTAGAATTCCTTCATGGTCACGTATGTTCTTCGCATCAAGGGCTTTACGCCGGATACCCTGCCGCTAAGTCGGCTGGGGCAGTATCTATCGGCCCTATCGGACTTGGTCGGTCCGGATGCCCCGGTACACTTCGACCGGGTCACGAAGGGCAGCGCCAAGCTTAAGGTGAAAATTTCGGAGGATGCCGCTCCGAACATTGAATCTCGGGTTCGACTTGCGTCAGTCGCAGAGCCGAACAGCGAACCTCGGCGGGCATACGAGAAGATTCAAGGCTTGCTTCGAGAGGATCAGACCAGCGCTGAGTTCCGCCCAGATAACGGTGCCGTCATCTTGGCTTTCCCAGGGGGTAAGAAAGCCCCACCGAAACGCATCGCGTCTGTGCGTGAGTACGGAGAACTCAACGGCCGCATCATACGTCTCGGGGGAAAGGACGACACGATCCCTGTCGGGTTGCAGCAGTCCGACGGAACGGTGATCAATTGCACAGCGACGGTCGAACTGGCACGGCAATTGAAGCAGTACTTGTTGGAGCCGGTCGACGTTGTACTCAACGGAGTGGGTCGCTGGACAAGAACCGCTGAGGGGCTATGGGAGGCCTCAGATTTCAAGATATCTGAATGCTATCCATTGCAGTACGACGGATTCGACGAGGCTCTCGAAAAGGTGCGCATGAGTGGGTCTGGCTGGGACACAGAACAAGACATCGACGCAGTGCTCCACCGCATTCGCTACGGGGACTGAATGCCGACCGTTATTGACGCAAACGTCCTGATTGCGCTTTTCACGAAGGACCGCGAAGACAAGCGGGACGCTCGTATCCGAGGGCTAATTAAAGATACTCGTTCGTCACGAGGGCGACTGATCATCCCGAGCCCTGCGCTTGCGGAATTTTCAGTTGGCGCCACCGATGCAGAACTCGACTTCTTGAATTCGCAGTCGATATTCAAGATCGCCCCATTTGATGCCGTCACCGCATTGGAGTGCGGTTTTTTGATTCGCGATGTATTCGCGAAAGATGGCAAAAAGAACCGGCAGAAGATCAAGTTCGACTTGCAGATCCTCGCAATTGCGAAAGCGCAAGGTGCGCAGCGCCTTGTCACTAACGATGAGCAGCTCCGCAAGCGCGCCATCCAGTTTGGCATCCAAGGCGTCGATCTGTCAGACCTCCCGATTCCCGACGACGAACGGCAGATGCCGCTTGCGCTGAAGGATGCGCACGAAACCAGAGAAGACTGAGAAGGAATAGAAACTCACCAATCAGCCCGCCCCGCGCGGGCTTTTTCTTGCCCGCCCGCTACACCTGCTCTCCATCCGCCCTGGCCAGCGCCCGCCTGACCAGCTCCCGCCGCGGATCACCCTCTTCGAACGTCTCGCCCAGCTGCGCCAGCGTCGCGTACATCGTCGGTGCTGACGCGAACAGCACACCGACGTCCTCGCGCACCTGCGAACAGATCACGCGCCCCTCAGCATCGAACACCACGTGCCGTGCGTCGCCCACGCCCACCTTCGAGAACCTGAACGGCGCCGCCATCGACCACCGGTTCTGCCACTTCCCCGCCATCTGCCCTTCCCCCTGAATTCGCGTCGGTGTTCGACAGCGTACGACCTTCGTCGTCATCCGAACGGATGAGCCTGAAAAACTATGCGCTTTCGCATTGACACGAACTATGCGCTTTCGTATAGTTCAACCCATCGCAGCACCCGCTGCGCAGCACCAGCAAAAGCCCCGAGCGGGCCAGCGCCCTAAGCCGATCCGGCTCTGCCCTCTTCTGGCATCCGTAGGCGACCGGCCACCACTGGTGCCCCACTCACGATGGAGGCAGTCATGGACAGCAGGGATCAAGCGGAGATGCAGATCGCGGCCGAAGTGCGGCAGCAGATCGAGTCGACCGGCCAGTACAACCAGCGGGACGGCAGCCTGGAGTACCACGGCGCCGACTGCGAGTACTTCACGCGGCACACGCTGGCGGTGATGGCGGCCGGCGGCTGCCCCAGCACGACGATGACCCTGTTGCGCGACCTGCGCGACGAACTGATCGACCAGATCACCCGGGCGGAGATCAAGGCGCGCGCCGACGACCTGGCCGCGAAGATCGCCGAGGAGCGCGCCGCCGAGCTGGCGCGTCTGGCTGAACTGGCGCGGTACGGGGTGGCGGCATGAGCGCCCACACGCCGGGGCCGTGGGTCGCAAAAAGAATGCGGAATGACCACGGGAACTTCGACATTGACTCCGATAGCGGGTTCTTCGTGGCGGAGACGATAGGCGGGTTGGATGACGGCAAAGAAGAAGCCAACGCCCGCCTGATCGCCGCCGCGCCGGATCAGAACGCGGCACTGCTGCATGCCGACGGCTGTTTTCAAGCGGCCCTGTTCGAAGGCTGGATCGACGCGCTTGCAGACGGCGATATCGACCGCATCCGCGACATCTGGAGCCGGCGCCTCTCGTGCGCGTTTGAACTGATCCCCGCAGCCATCGAGAAGGCCGGAGGTGCGGCATGAACGCCCCGCGCTACGACTTCACGGTGCGTGACGACGTGGATTGCCTCGTCGTCGCCGTGTGCAACGAGAACCCTGCGCTGAAAGCCATCGGTGAGGACCAGGGCTTCGACGCCGTGATGCAGACGCTGCTGGTGGCCGGCTGCATGTACGTCCGCGGCATGCACGGCATCGACCCGGACCCGGACGCAACCGTGGCACAGGTCGCCGAGGCCGCGCGCGTGCTGGGCTTCGCGCTGGTGACCCGCAAGAACGGCGAGATCGTTGTCGCGGCGCCGGGCACCGGCCGGCTGTTCGGCATCGTCAGCCGCGACGGCTGCTACGACACCACCGAGCGCAGCGCTGCGGTTGCCGACTGCGCGTCGGACGCGCTGGCGCGGGGTGCGGCATGAGTGCGGCGGCGATCATCGGGAATGTCGTCATCTACGACGACATCTTCCAGGGCCACGTGCATCAAGAGCACGAGGGCGTCTTGATTGACGCGCGCATCGGCTTCATCGATGCGGTGGAGTTCATACCGGCGGGGGGCTGCATGTGCATGGCCTCCTACTCATGGAGCTTCGCCGCCCAGTCTCTCTTGCGAAGGGAGCGACTGTCATGATCGCCGCGCTCTACATCGCCGCCTACGTGGCCGTGTGCTGGGCCGTGGCGCGCGCCGTGGGCCGCTGCATCGACGAGATGGGGGCCGGCGACGATGAATAAGCCCTCTCCCCTCGCCCTGCGCGCGCGAATCCTTGGTCTGCGCTGGCGCCGTGCCCATGCCGCGATCCGCGTGCTGGCCGCCGACAGCATCGCCGCGCAGACGGATTTCCTCGGCGCCGACGGCCTGGCCCGCATGCGCGCCACCGATTTCCAGATCGAGACCTCGCACGTCCTGCGCGAGATCGAGCACCAGCTGCGGCGCACCCGCCGCACCCTCAACCACCTGAAGGAGTACCGGGCATGAATGCGCCTGAAAGGATTGCGGTCCCGGACCGCTCGAAGTTCATCGGCGGCAGTGACGCCGCCGCCATCCTCGGCGTCTCGCCGTGGGTCACGCCGTTCATGCTCTTCCAGAAGAAGACCGGCGCCTACGTCGAAGAGATCACGCCGGCCAAGCAGCGGATTCTGGATCGCGGCCACCGGTGGGAACCCATCGTGCTGGAAATGCTGGTCGACGAGCTGCGCGACCGCGGCCACGACGTGGAAGTGCTCGCCACCGGCCAGCGCTACCAGGACGCCGAGCTGCCGTTCCTCGCCTGCGAGCTCGACGCCGAGCTGCTGATCGACGGCGAAGAAACGAACGCCGAGATGAAGACGGCCAGCTACTTCGCGTCCGGCGCCTGGGGCGATCGCGACAGCAACGAAGTGCCGATCTACTACGCCGCGCAGGTAATGCACGGGCTGATGGTCAAGCCGCGCCGGCGCGCCGTTGTGGCTGCCGTCACCGGCTTCGATGAAAGCCCGATGGTGCGCTGGATCGACCGCGACGAGGAGACGATCGCCGCCATTCGTGCCCGAGAGGTCGAGTTCTGGCAACGCATCCAGGACGGCATGCCGCCCGATCCGGTCACGCCCGAGGACGTGAAGTGGCTGTACCCGAAGGACAGCGGCGTCTCCATCGAAGCCGATGAGGAGCTGATCAACGCCTGCGCGCAACTGAAGGTGCTCAAGCGCGACGCCAAGATCATCGACGGCGACATCGAGATCCTCGCCACCAAGATCAAGGCGCGCATGGGTTCGGCCGCGGTGCTGCTGGGCGCCGATGGCAAGCCCTTGGCGACCTGGAAGACCAACAAGGACGGCACGACCACCGACTGGCAGGCCGCCTATCTCGATCTCAACCCCGAACCCACCCACATCACGGGCTTCCAGTCCGTGAAGACCGGCGCCCGCCCCTTCCTCGTGAAATGACAGGAGAGAACATGTCCACCGCAACCCAACAACTCCGCGCGGTCGCAACCGCGATGACCGGTCCGGAACTGGCTGCTGCCGCAAAGCAGACCGCGCAGCAGGCCGGCTCCGCCACGGTGAAGAAATTCTTCGAGGCGAACCGCGGCACGCTGGAAGCGCTGCTGCCGCGCCATTTCGACAGCGAGCGCATGCTGAAGCTCGCGCTGGGCGCGCTGCGCACCACGCCGAAGCTCGCCAATGCCAGCCTGTCGTCACTGCTCGGCTCGGTCGTGACCTGCGCCCAGCTCGGTCTGGAGCCGAACACGCCGCTTGGCCACGCCTACCTGCTGCCGTTCGACAAGCGCGAAAAGCAGAACGGCCAGTGGGTGACCGTCGAGACGCAGGTGCAGGTGATCATCGGCTACAAGGGCATGCTGGACCTCGCCCGTCGCAGCGGCCAGATCGTCAGCATCGCCGCCCATGAGGTGTGCCAGAACGATGAATTCGTCTTCGCCTATGGCCTGAACGAGGAGCTGGTCCATCGGCCGGCCATGAAGGACCGCGGCCCGGTCATCGGCTTCTACGCTGTGGCCAAGCTCACCGGCGGTGGCTACTCGTTCGAGTTCATGAGCGTGGATGAGGTCAATCACATCCGCGACAAGGCGGCCGAGAAGAACCGCGCCAAGCGGGACGCGGCCGGCAACCCGATCATCACCGGCCCGTGGGCGGACAACTACGTCGAGATGGGCCGCAAGACTGTCCTGCGCCGCCTGTTCAAGTACCTGCCCATCAGCATCGAGTCGCTGGCCTTCGCGTCGGCCGTTGATGGCCAGGCGATCCGCGAGCCTGCGCCGCTGGAGCAGGTGGCCTTCGAGTCCTCGGAGCCGGCAGAGGAGCCCACCAGCTACGACCAGCAGGATGAGGATCTCCGCGCGCTTGAACAGTCGCAGCCCGCCCGCGTTCCGCCGGTGCAGGTCGAACAGCCGGCCGAGGCGTGGCAGCCGTCCGCCGAGGAAGCGGCCGAACTGGAGCGCCAGCAAGCGGCCGAGGCCGCCGCCGATCAGCAGCGTGCCAGCGCCCCGCGCGGCCGTGGCCAGCGTTCGATGAGCCTGGAGTAAGCCGCCATGATCCGGACCGCAATCGCCTACCACCTCCCGTCCGGCTGGCCGTGGGATGCCGCCGGCACCGCCGAGCTGCTGTCGCGCCGCGTCTTCCAGCCGTGCTCGCCGTCGCAGACGGAATCCAGCGGCTTCGTGCCGCCCCGCGACCAGGCCGAGCTGTGCCACGAAGTGCATGGCCGCTACCTCGTCTGCTTCCAGGTCGAAGAGAAGCTGCTGCCGTCGGCCGTCATCCAGGAACACGTCGACATCCGTGTCGCCGACATCGAGGCGGAGCAAGGCTACAAGCCCGGCCGCCGCGAGGTGCGCGAGATCAAGGACGCCGTCACCCGCGAACTGTTGGAGATGGCCTTCACGCGCAAGCGCCAGACCTTCGCGTGGATCTGCCGTCAGCGCGGCCTGCTGATTGTGGCCGCCAACAGTGCGAACAAGGCCGACGAGATGCTGAGCGCGATGCGCGAGGCGCTGGAGAACATGCCGGTGTCGCTGGTGAAGACGGCGCTCACGCCGGCGAGCGCCATGACCTCGTGGCTGGCCGCCGACGAGGCGCCGGAGCACTTCACGATCGACCGCGACTGCAAGCTGGTGTCGTCAGCCGAGAGCAAGGCCGCGGTCAGCTACACCCGGCACGCGCTCGATGCCGAGGAGATCCGTCACCACATCTACCAGGGCAAGCGCGCCGAGCACCTGGGCCTGACCTTCCGCGACCGCATGAGCTTCATCCTCGGCAGCGAACTCGAGCTGAAGCGGATCGTGATGCTGGACGTGCTCACCGAGTCGCAAGAGCCGACCGACAACGAGATCGAGCACTTCGACGCGCAGTTCCTGCTGGAAGCCAGCGAGATCGAGCAGGCCTATCTGGCGCTGATCAACGCGCACGGCGGCATCGAGGCGCCGCAACGGGATGACCTCGTTGATCGCGCTGAACAGGAAAGGAAGGCAGCATGAAAATCACCCGCATCTCCGCCCAGAACTACCTGGGCATCCGCGCGGCCGATATCGCACTCGATCGCCCGGTCCAGCTCTTCGCAGGCCGCAACGGCGCCGGCAAGTCCAGCCTGATGGAAGGCATCCGCCACGCGCTCACCGGTGAAACGGTCCGCGTCAGCCTGAAGAAGGACTACGGCTCGCTGCTCACCGAGGGCGCCGAATCCGGCTTCGTGGAAGTCCTGTCCGATGGCGGCGCCTACGCCGTGGCTCTGCCGAGCGGCAAGGGCGCGGCGAGCGGCGAAACTGCGCTGCCGTACCTGCTGGACGCCCAGCGCTTCGCGAGCCTGTCGCCCGATGAGCGGCGCGCCTTCCTGTTCGGGCTCATGGGCCTGTCCTCGTCCGGCGACGCGGTGAAGAAGCGCCTGGCCGACAAGGGCTTCGACGGCGCCCGCGTCGCGCTGGTGATGCCGCTGCTGCGCGCCGGCTTCGAAGCGGCATGCAAGGAAGCCCAGAACCGCGCCCGCGATGCGAAGGCAGCGTGGAAGACCGTCACCGGCGGCGAGACCTGGGGCAAGGACAAGGCGGCCGGCTGGCGGCCCGCTGCGCTGCCGGAGGGTGCTGCGAAGGCGCCGGGGCTGCTGGAGAACGCCCGCGCCAAGCTGGCGGAGGCCGACGGTGCACTGGCCACGGCCCAGCAGGCGCTGGGCGCTGCGCGGTCCGCAGCACAGGCCCGCGAGGAGCAGGAGCAGCAGCGCGTGCAGCTCGAGGAGCGCGCCGGCCGCCTGGAGCGCATCCGCGCGAAGCTCGCCAAGGACGAAGCGGAGCTGGCCGACTGGGAGCAGAAGGTCGCCGATGCGAAGGCCGCAGCCGGCGGCGCGAAGAAGGTGCGCGCCGTGCTCGAGGATGCCGTGCTGCGCGGCCTGGCCGAAGTTGCCGCCGAGTTTCTGACCATCGCCGAGACCAGCACCGGCATCGTCGTGAGCGAATCCGGCGAGATCCTCGAATGGGATCAGGGGCTGATGAACCGTGCCCGTGCGCACGTCACCGAGTACCGCGCGCAGAGCGGCGCCGCGCCAGCGGAGGACGCGCAGTCGGCGTCGAAGCTGGCCGAGTACGAGAAGGCCCGCGACCTGCTGAAGAGCGCGGTGGCCAACGGTCGCCGCGATCTGGCCGCAGCCGAAGCCGCCGAAGCGCAGCTGGTGGAGCTGGACAAGGCCGCTGCCGGCGGCGATGCGCAGAACTTCGACGAGCTGCGCGAGGACGTGCAGCAGAAGATCGAGGCGCGCGACGCGTGGCGGGCCGACGTCGCCAAGTACCAGGCGCTGACCGAGCAGGCCGCGCGGCAGGAGAAGGTCGTCACCGAAGCAGCCCTGCACCACACCGACGTGCTCGCATGGCTGGAGATCGCCGACGCGCTGTCGCCGGACGGCATCCCGGGCGAGATGCTGGCCGAGGCGCTGGACCCGATCAACCAGCGCCTACTGCGGAGCAGCGAAGCCAGCAACTGGGAGCGGGTCGTCATCCACACGGACATGCGCGTGACCTGCGGCCTGCGCCCCTACGCGCTGCTCAGCGAGTCCGAGAAGTGGCGCGCCGACGCAATGATCGCCGAGGCCGTGAGCTACCTCTCCGGGCTGCGCCTGCTGGTGCTCGACCGGTTCGACGTGCTGGACCTGACCGGCCGCGCGGACGCGCTGGAATGGCTGGACGCACTGACCGAGGCCGACGAGATCGACACAGCACTGGTGTTCGGGACGCTCAAGGCGCTGCCCGGTGGTCTGCCGGACAGCATGCAGGCGCACTGGATCGATGGCGGTGTCGTGGGCCAGATGCGGGAGGCGGCGTGATGGACGACATCGTGGATCGCCTCCGTGACCATCAGAACGGTGGCCGTCGCGCGGAGTGCGAAGAAGCTGCCAACCAGATCGAAGCTCTGCGCGACATGCTGGACAGCGCGCGGGCGGATATGGACGTGATGCGGAACGCCCTTGGCGTGCCTGTTGAGCCGCACCAGTCGCTCCTGGAGAGGATGGTCAAGGCGGCGCAGGCGAAGCGCGGAGTGGTGCCGGAGTGCGACGACGGCAAGCGCGTACTGCGGGAAGTCTTCGCACTGTGTGAAGACACAGAGGCCAAGTGCTCCGACGAACCTGGCGATTTCGCTCGTGGGAGGCGGTTTGAAGCCAAGGGCATCGCCCGCGCAATTGGGGCTTGGTATCAAGAAGAATTTTGCGGCCGCTCGCACATGGGGGAGCCCGCCGCCCCTGCGCCCGACCATTTTCGTGACGCCGCGAAAATGGCCCCGGTGCATTGCACGCCGACAGAGCACGACGGCCGGATCGTCTATGAGCACACATCAGAGCCGATCCCCAATGCAGATGGATTCGTGCTCTACGCCGCGCCAGCGCCCGATCGATTTCGAGCTGCCGCGAAGATGATGGCCGTCCAACCTGCGTGCATGACTTGCAGTGGTCACGGAATGGTCGGCGGCTTGCTGCCCAACGGCGGGGGCTATCAGGCCGACCCGTGCCCCGATTGCGCCGCGCCAGTAACGGCAGGGGTGCCGATGCCGAAGCCCGTAGCGTATGGCTTCGGCAACACAGCGATAACCGGCCACACCAATCGGTTGATGATGGTGCGCCTCGACGTTCCCCTTGATGACCAGTACGCAGGAGCTTTCTGGCTGCCGCTCGTGCTGGCTGACGAGGCGCGGCAATACGGCGCCGCCTGCCGTGCTGCTGGCGAGGCTGCGGGATACGCTCGGGGGCTGGCGGAGGCCGGGCGGGATACGGCCCCAGTGGTTCAAAACGGGGAGGTGTTGGTAACTGTCACGGGCCTTACAGGGAGCGGGAAAAGCGCAATCGCTGGCGAAATTGAGATCATGTGCCGGGCACTCGGTCTTGATGCTGAGTGGGTTGACGGCGCCGCAGAGAAGCACTTGACGCATGCCGGCTGGACAGAGGCGCTAGAAATGTACCGGCCGCGCGTCAGAATCGTTGAGGCGAATATCCCTCGAACAGACGCCGCCCTGCGCGGGGAGGTGTAGCCGTGAGCATGGACATCGTGAGCCGTCTGCGCTGCGTGCTGAAAGGCGACAAGACGGCGCAGGCCGGGGCGGATGAAATCGAACGCCTGCGCGCCGAGATCGAACGCCTGAACTCCTGCCTGCGCTACGAACAGCACCGCGCAGGGCGCATCGGAACGTGTGGCCCGGGGTGCGAGACGTGGGGGCCGGCGCACTATGAGTGTGCGGTGCGGGAACTCGCCGCCAGCCGTGAGCGCGAGGCGCGGATGCGGTGGCAGCCGATTGAAACGGCGCCGAAGGATGGCAGTCTGTTCTTGTGCTGGGTTTATGCCGTGCGCTACGGGGAGACGGACGATGGCCAGCGGTACCAGCAAGATGTATCACAAGTTGACTTTTGCTCTTGGCGCGAAGGGCCGTCAGACCTGCGTGACCACGGCTACTTTGACCCATGCTGCGGTCAAATTGCAGATCATCAGGACGTGACGCACTGGATGCCGTTGCCAGTTCCGCCCCGCGTCGCACTCGATGAAGGAGCGCAGCCGAAACAGCCGCTCGACCTGGTGGCGCAGACCCGCGAGGCGCGGAAGGGTGGTGCGGCATGAGGTACCTATCCGTTTGCTCGGGCATTGAAGCCGCGACAGCGGCGTGGCATCCACTCGGATGGCAGCCGGTCGCGTTTTCGGAGGTCGATGCTTTTCCGTCTGCCGTCCTCGCCCACCACTACCCTCACGTGCCCAATCTGGGCGACATGACCAAGTTCGAGGACTGGCCTGATGCAGATGTCGATGTTCTTGTCGGAGGAACGCCCTGCCAATCCTTCAGCGTCGCAGGACTCAGAAAGGGATTGGGCGACCCGCGTGGCAACCTCATGCTCACCTTTGGCGCAATTGCTCACCGATATAGGCCCGAGTGGCTGGTATGGGAGAACGTCCCCGGCGTCTTGTCGAGCAACGGAGGACGGGACTTTGGAACCTTCCTCGGGATGCTGGGCGAACTCGGGTATGGGTTCGCCTACCGAGTTTTGGACGCTCAGTACTTTGGAGTGGCCCAGCGACGCCGCCGTGTGTTCGTTGTCGGATGTGCTGGAAACTGGCGCCGTGCCGCAGCGGTTCTTTTTGAGCGCCACAGCCTGCAACGGAATCCTGCGCCGCGCCGAGAAGCGCGGGAAAGTGCTGCCGGGACCATTGCGGGCGGCGCTCGAAAGAGTGGCGGGTACAGCACCGACGATATCCCTGTGATCATTGCCCAGGCCATGAGTGCGAAATGGTCGAAGGGCACGGCAGGGCCGGCAGGGGATGAGCACCACAACCTGATTCCTGTTCCCGAGGTGACGCACGCGCTGAGGGGCGAGGGATTCGACGCCAGCGAGGACGGAACTGGAAGAGGCACGCCTCTTGTTCCAGTGCCGTTCGATACCACGCAGATCACCAGCGCGAAGAACTACAGCCACCCGCAGTCCGGCGATCCGTGTCATCCCCTTGCCGCCGGGTCGCATGCGCCGGCCATCTGTTTCAGTGCGAAGGACCACGGCGCCGACGCGCAGCAGGATCTGGCGCCGACACTGCGCGCTGGTGGCCACGCTGGAAGCCATGCAAACGCAGGGGTGATGCCGGCGATTCAGCTGGGCATGCGCGTCCGCCGCCTCACCCCGCGCGAATGCGAACGCCTTCAGGGTTTCCCAGACGATTACACCGCGGTCCTCGTAAGAGGCCGGTCGGCAGCCGATGGCCCGCGCTACAAAGCACTGGGCAACAGCATGGCAGTTCCGGTTATGCGCTGGATTGGGCATCGAATCAGCACCGTGAATCAGATCCGGAGGGCCGCCTGATGCGTAAGCGCACACCCCGCTCCCGCCGCCCGAAGACCCCGCCCTGCCTCATCGCCGTCGGGATGAACAACAAGCACGAGGGCGCCATGTACTCAGCGGTTCAGGCGTTCCGCCGCGGCGAGGCCACGGCCGACCACTTCCTGGACCTGTGTGACACCCGCGACATCACTGCCATCGCCCACAACATGCAGGGCCGGCACGTCGACGGTCTGCGCGAGGCGCTGGAGGCGGCCGAGATCGCGCTGCTCAACATCCGCGACCGCCATCGCGATACCGGGCGGTTTGGCGCCTCGGCCGACGAGCTGGCTGCGCTGGCGCTGCTGGTCGATACCTACACGAATTACTGGCTCGCCCAGTCTGGGCACCTGTACGGGCTCGCGCGGGAGGAACTGCGCCGGGCCAGGCTGCGGGATAAGGGTGGGGAGAAGGCGGCATGAGCGCACTGACCGAACGCCAGATGCACGACCTGGCCGGACGGCTGACGCGGTTGCGGTCGCTGGCATTCGAGGCCAATGAGGCCGCCACCGAAGAGGCTGCTGCGCGCCACCGCCGCCAATGGGCCGACTGCCAGTTCGCCTCCCAGTGGGCGGAGACCGTGCGTCAATACGGCGAGAAAAACGCCCCGCCGTGGAACGAATCGCTGCGCGGACCGAAGCCGAAGATCGAAACGGAGAAACACGATGGCTGAGAACAGCGCAATCGAGTGGTGTGACGCCACCTTCAATCCGTGGATCGGCTGCACGAAGGTTTCGCCGGCCTGCGACCACTGCTATGCAGAGCGCGATTTCGACCTGCGCCTGCGCGTCGTGCAGTGGGGCGCGGGACAGGCGCGGAAGCGGACGAGTTACGCGAACTGGAAGCTGCCGCGGCAGTGGAATGCAAAGCCGTTCTTCCAGTGCGAGGACTGCGGACACCGCAGCGAGGGCGAAAAGTGGAGGGAAGTCGGCCCGAACATGGGGCTGACCGATAGCGGATACGCCTGCCCGCGATGCAATAGCCGGAGCATGAACGAGGCCCGCCGCCGCGTGTTCTGCGCCAGCCTCGCCGACGTGTTCGACAACGAGGTGCCGGTGGAGTGGCGCCGCGACCTGTTCGACCTGATCGCGGCCACGCCGAACCTTGACTGGCTGCTGCTGACGAAGCGCATCGGGAACGCAAAGACCATGATGGCCGATGCGCTCCACCTGAATCCTGCTGCACAGGCAGAAGGCCGGATATGGCCCCTTCCGAACGTCTGGCTGGGCGCCACGATCTGCAACCAAGACGAGGCCGACCGCGACATCCCGAAGCTGCTTGAGGTGCCGGCGGCGGTGCGGTTCCTGAGCATCGAGCCGATGCTGGGGCCTATTTCGCTTACCAGCCACGGATTCATCGCGCCAGACGAGGACGGACCCGATCGTATCGGCTACATGGTCGGACCCGACGACGGTAAGAGCGGGCTTTGGCCGACGCGTGAGCAGGCGCTGTCCAAGAGCGGCCTGCACTGGATCATCGTCGGCGGCGAGAGCGGCCCGCACGCCCGGCCGATGCACCCGGAGTGGGCTCGCGATCTGCGCGACCAGTGCGCAGCAGCCGGCGTGCCGTTCCTGTTCAAGCAGTGGGGAGAGTTCTCGGCAGCGCCGCCAGCCTCTGTGAAGCCCGGAGAACGTTGGCCAGCAACGTCACGCCTGGTGCCCGTAAGCGGTAACACATACGCGTGGGAGAACTTTCGCGCGCTTGAGGCTCGTGATCTGTGGATGCACCGCATCGGCAAGAAGGCCGCCGGCCGCCTGCTGGACGGTGTCGAGCACAACAGGTTCCCGGAGGTGCGGGCATGACCGACCGCCAATCCTGCATCCACTGCGCGCGCGTCTATCTCGCGCAGTCGCGGCACTTCACCGGCCGCCACCGCGGCTTCAGCTTCCGGCTGCTCGACTGGGCCGGAAACCAGCGCCGGAAGGCCATGGCGCTGCGCGATGCCACGGCACAGCAGTCGCTTTTCTGAGGATTCACGATGCCACTACCCTACGAGAACACAAGCGGCGGCGGACTCTTCCTGACGGATACCGAGATCGCGCGCATCTGCGAACCGCTGGTCCAGCCGGCGGCACAGGTGCGGTTCCTGCGCGAACTGGGCCTGACCGTGGCCACGAAGCCGAACGGCCGCGCGCTGGTTGTTCGCAGCCATGCAGAAGCGGTACTGTCCGGGCGGAAGCATGCCGAACCGCAGCAGGGCACAACCGCGCCAGCTGCGGCACCGAACCGCTCAGGATTGATCGAGTTCATCAACCGGAGGCGAGCCGCCTGAAATGGGTCGTCGTCGCAAGCACAACCCTCTCGACCTGCCGGACCGGGTGTATGCCAAGCACGGGGCGTTCTACTACTTTCACCGGCCCACGGAAACGCATCCGGCCGGCCGGTGGGAGCGCCTTGGCACCGATGTGAGCCAGGCGAAGGAGCGCGCCAACCGGATCCAGCAGCAGCTGGACGAGGGGTTCGGGACCGTCGCCTACTGGCTGGACCAGTTTCTGATCTGGTGCCGGAAGCGCGTTTCCGTCGGCGACCTCGCCCAGCGAACGCTGGACGACTACACGACCGATGCGGAGGTGCTCAAGATCTTCTTCGGCCCGCTCTACCCGGCCGCCGTCGCGCCCAGCCACGTCGGCGAGTTCCTGGATACGAACCTTGAGGGTGGCCGAGGCGTGCGCGCAAACCGCGAGAAAGCCTGCCTGTCGTCGATGTTCACGTGGCTGATCCGCAAGGGGCATGCCGGCGTGACGACCAACCCATGCCGCGGCGTCCGCCGCAACCCGGAGAAGAAGCGGGAGCGCTACGTCGAGGACGTGGAAATGGCGCAGGCCCTGAAGAACGCGCCGCTGATGGTCTGGGCCCTCGCCCACCTCGTCTATCGCACGCTCCAGCGGCCCGAGGACATCATCACCTGGACCGAGCGCGATATCGTGCGCCGTCGGCTACCGGACGGCCGCGAGGTGCGTGTCATCCGGAACAACCAGGCGAAGACCGGCGCGATGGTGGACATCGAGGTCACGGCCGAGATCGATGAGATCCTGATCAACCTGAAGGCCGGTGCCGGCAAGCTGCGCGGCATGACGCTGCTGCATCGCCGCGACGGGAAGCCCTACAGCTACGACGGACTGTGCGCGATGCTGAAGCGCCGGCAGGCCGCCGCGAAGGTGGCCAGCTTCGGCTTCTACGACCTGAAGGGAAAGGGAGCCACCGATATGTGGCAAAGCGGCGTGCCGCTGGAGGTCATTCAGGTGCTGTGTGGCCACGACTCGGTGACCACGACAGAGCGCTACGTGAAGCAGCGCTGGAGGGGTGTTGTGCAGCCGAACAAGGTCAAGGCGGCCGTCTAATAGAGCGCACTGGACCACGGCTGGAAGCGGGTTTCCGGGCAGCGCCAAACCGCCGAATATTAGACCGCTGAAACGATTATTCCTTGTCCGGCGTGGCTTTCCGGGCATTCCGACGCCGGACTGTTAATCCGTAGGTCCCTGGTTCGAGCCCAGGTCGGGGAGCCAAGACACAAGAAGGCCCGCAGCGATGCGGGCCTTTTTCATTTGTATCGTCTCCAGGGCGAACAATAAGCATCCGTCTGGTAACTGTAACCGCGCGAGCGATTTGGCACTGATTTGCGCGCATATTGGCACAGCTGCGATTACCCCTTCCGCTCGCGCCGCGCTCGTAACGCCGCCTGTTCTTCTGGCGTCGGTGGGCGGACGGGCTTGGTGCTCATATCCGACGCCCGTTTGATCACCCGATCAATCACCGCGATTCGCGGGTCTTCCGGTGGCAGACCATCGCGCAGCCACACCAGCGTCGCGAACATCGTCGGCGAACTAGCGAGAAGCAGCCCGACGTCCTCCGGCATGTGACTGGCGACACGCCGACCTTCTGCATCAACAATCGCGTTCCCGTACCCACCGGTGGTTTCGTAGTAGAACGGCGCTCGCTTACTCCAGTGCCACTCCCATTTGCTTGCCACGATTCAGCCTCCGAAGAAGGCTGTTAACTGTATTTTTATACAGCATTCGTTGCAAGGCCTGTCACCACCGGATTGCCGCTATTGCCTCTGCCGTTGTAGCTGCGAGCACCGCATTCTTGAGCGCCCGAGCCTTGAATATCTGGGTCGACTCGTGCAAACCTGCAGCGGCCCCGAGGCCGGCCAGACCGGCGGCATCCAGCACCACAGTATCGTTGTCGAAGGTGATCCATTCGGTCTGATAACTGGGGTTGAGCATGCTGAGCGTAACGGCACCGCTGATGCGCTGAATCGACTTTGCATCCGAGTCGAATCGCGTGCCCTGGTACTCGAAGCCGCCCAGAATCGCCTGATCACGGGCCGCGTCAATCTCGGCCAGTTTCGCGGCGCGCATATCGTCGATCTGAGGGTGCCAAGCGCCTTCTGACCAGGCGTAATGCGGCCCTGGGGGCTGATCCAGTGAAACGACAGGCGCCGTAACAGGACCTACCGCCACAATCTCAACCGGGGTGCCGTCTGCGAGGTAACCGATCTGTCCGCGGTGATCCTCAACGTGCAGCCATTCCCCGTCATCGAAGCCGACACGAACGACGGCATAGCCAGGCGCGGGAATCGGCGGTTCCTCGAACACCGAGAACGCGGGCGCGCGCCAGACCTCGGGTTCAAACGGGTCAGGGGTGGCATCGATCTCGCCGATGTAGAGGTGCGGAGGAGTGCGGTCGTACTCATAAGCCTTCATGTGGCGCTCCTAGAGCTTGATGCAGGGCAGCGACAGCACGTGCCGGGGAAATCCTTCAACCCCGCCGCTGCTCGCCGTAACATCGGTGTAAGGCGCCGAGTACTCGGAACCGCCCAGTCGGTAATTGGAGTTATTCCCGTTGCCCGTGCCATTGGTCGCGATGTTGTGGGTGTGAGCCTTGTTCTGGCTGTCACCATAGGCACCCAGCAGCACCGCCGTGTCACTCTCGTACGTGCCACTCCCATCGTGATATCCGCGATCAAAGAGTCCTCGGCCTTCAGGGATGCGAAACGTAGTTGCGCCGTCTCCGGTCGAGAATGATCCGGGCCGCCCCGCTAACCAGGCCGCGTCGGAGACAAGGTTTCCGCTGGCCTGCGCGTACGCCCACAGGTTTGCCCAGCCACCTGTCCGCGGTACGAGGATGCCGTTTCGCTTCGCCCAGCCCGGAGGCGGGACCGTGCCAGGAAACGAGACCATTGTCCCGGTGGGCACCGTGCCGGCAGCAACGAGCGACTGGATTGCCGTGAGCAGTTGATCAAAGGACGCCGCAGAAGGTGTCAGGCCGGCCGCGAGCACGACCGAAATCAACTCCTCCTGAACCATGTTGAACCATTCGTAACCGGGAATGGTGGCCGGCGTACCGGTACCGGGGTTACCTCCAGTGAAGAAGCCAGGTGAGCCGGCGCCGGCGGGCGGAGCGGGCAGGACGGCCACGGCCGTCGATCGGGTCACACGTTGCATCGTGGCTCCTAGGTGTAGCTGAAGATTAGTACGCCGTGCGCCGGTGCGTAGCGGATCAGGCCGCATTCGAGGCGGGCGTTACCCCACACCCGCAGGGGCATCTCGGCGTCGTCTTCGGTGGTGAAGTCGCGGATGGTTTCGAGGGTGCTGTTCACCTGCCAGGCGAGGCGCCAGATGTCATCGAGCACCGCGGCTTCGCAGCTGTCTTCGCAGGTGTGCACCTCGAACTCGGTCACGGTGACCGTGTAGCCCATACGGGCCGCGAGCTGGACGAAGTACGCCGGCGTGGCACCGCCCTGCGCAGTGATGCGCTGCACGACCTGGCCGCGGCGTTCGGCGAAGCTCTGGCCAGCGCCGAGGCAGGTGTCCGGCAGTCCGGTGACGCGTTCCCAGTCAGGAAGGAACGCGGCCGTCGTGCGCGGGTCGGCCTCGGTGAGAAGCAGGCCAGCCCAGCCCTGCGCTGCATCGAGCACGCGCGCCTCGGCATCCAGTTCGGCCGCCAGGCGCTCGCCGGTGAGGTCGTACGGCGCCGGCATGAGCAGGCGCAGCAGTTCCGCATGCGTCATGTGATGGTCACCGTGCCGAGCGTCGGGATCTCAACCGCCGTGTCGTCGGCTGTCGTCGTGACGTTCGCTGCCGGCGCCGATAGCACGAAGTCGACCACGCCCGCCGTGTCAGCGATCAGCGCGGCGATGCGGTTGCGAATGACGGTGCCACCCGGCGGCAGCGCGGCGAAGTACTCGGCCAGCGCCTGGGTGATCTGCGCGGTTGCGGTGGCCAGCGTGGTACCCGACAGCGTGAGCGCCGCGGTCACCGCAACCGGCTCCGCCGTCGGTGCAACCACCAGGCAGTCAGCGGTCACCGGGCGGCGCGCCTCGATGTAGGCTTGGACGTCACCGACCAGCGAAGGGCTTGGCAGGCCACCGACGGCCATGATGGCGACGTCGACCGAGCCGATGCCACGGCGCAGCGGCAGCACCCAGGCGCCCGCCACGCCGGGCACTTCGAGCGCCCACGCTTGATAGTCGTGGGCAGCACCCCCGTGAGGCGGGCTCTGGATACGGCGCAGCAGGCGGGCCAGTAGCGCGGCGTCGGCCTCAACGTCAGCGCCCCCGGTCAGGTCGGCTACCAGGAATGCGGCGGCCTGCACACCGGCAGGCGGCGCGGCGAGCGTCAGCGACACCGCGCCCGAAAGATTGCCGGCCGCGCCTGCGTCGGCCGCCTCGATCGGCAGATCCACCGTGCCGCCACCGCCCACGGTTCCGCCAGCGGTCACCGTGTAGAGCGTGCCGGCAGCCGTCTGCACCTCGGCGCCGGCGGCGATCACGCTGCCGACCGTGCCGCTGATGCGCAGCGTGCCGGTGGCGGCCGACGCCGGCAGGCGCTGCAGACCGAACAGCGTGGCCCAGCGCTCCAGGTATTCGGTATCCGCCGTGTCCGGCAGGATCTGGCGGGCGATCCACGCCTGGTGTTGATACAGGCCCGTGATCGCGCTGGCCACAGCACAGGCGCGCACGTACCAGTCCGAGTCGACCGACACGTCGGCCGCCGGCAACTGGTTACGGATGTCGCGCAGCAGCGCGTCGCGCACATCCTCGAAGTTGGGCAGCGCGATGGCCATCAGTGCAGCACCTGGGTGAAGGGGTAGGACCAGGCGCGACCGGTGCCGTCGATCACCGTGACATTGAGATCGAGCCGGCCAGCGTTGAGCGTGGCCGTAGCGGCCACCGACTGCGCGCGACCGCTGCTGACCAGATCGGCCAGTGCCTGCCGGGCGTACTGCTCGGCGAGCGAAGCCACGCGCGGCAAGGACTTCTGCCGCTGCAGCTCATGCAGTCGCGACCCCACATCAGGCCGCGCCCACCAGCTGCCGAGCGGCGTCATGATGCGCAGCCACACCGCATTGCCGAGATGGCCGATGCGGGTGCCGTCGTACTGGCCGGTAGCGGGATCGATGCGGGGTTGCATGGGGCGGGACGTTACGCGCGCGCGCGTGGCCGTAGCCCCTTGAACACGTTCAGGGGGTGTGCGAGGCCCGACCTCATACGGTCGAATCCGGCCCGTTCGTTACCGAGCCGGTTTCGGTGTGCTTGTGGCCGTTGTAGGCCGCAAGGAGGGCGTTGAGGCTGTAAGGTGTCGATGCGCTGCGTACCTGCACGTCGTGGCTCACTTTCACGATCGGCGCGGTCAGCTGAATCTCGCTATCCGCCGTGACTTCCAGCTTGTCGCACTTGATGCCCACGATGCGACCGGCCTTCAGGTGCACGCTGCAGTCGGGCTCGGTCAGGTGATACAGCGCCACCTCGCCGGGCGCGACCTGGACGCGATAGGCGCCGTGCTCGCTGGCGATGACCACCGACTGGGCGGTCTTGCCGCCGATCGGCAGCAGGATGACCGGTGTGCCCGGCGGCAGGCCGCTCGCCAGCCCGGCCTGCTGCATGATTTCGATGTCGGCCAGGCGCTCGTCGGCGAGGCCTTCGGCGCGCGCCAGCATGGGGCCGCCGTTCGTCCGGTGGCGGTAGCTGCTCAGCACGCCGCGAAATGCCTGACGGGTCGATGCCAGCGCGCGGCCGATCTCGCGGCGGATCAGATCAACGGGCTGCATTCGGTCTCGCCTCCTTCACTTCCCGCCAGCTGTCATTGCCGCACTGCGGGCAGACCCACACGAAACGTCCCGGACGACTGCCGGACTCCGCGTAACGACGTCGGGAGCGACGATGCACCAGGCCGCAGCCGGCACACTTCACCAGCAGGTTCTGGTCGGGCAGGGTCATCGGGCGGCTTCCGGCTGGCCCGAGATATCGAGCACCACGCCCGGCCCGGCGTTGCGGCCGCGACGGTGGCGGCGCTTGTGCGGGTGGGCATTCACGATCCACACGCCATCTTCCTTCAGCGTCAGCTCGGTAATCGTGGGCTGGCCACGGCCGCCGCGGAGGGTGCGCGCCATCAGGAAGTAGATGCCTTCCAGGCCGTACGGCCGGCTGCGCACCGCCACACGCTGACCGGGCCGCCAGGGCAGCCCATGCGCCGCTGAGCCCGGCGCGTTGATGCGGTGCCCGGGCACGAAGGCCTTCAGTTCCCAGCGCGCCAGGCGCGAGTCGAGGGTGAGCTTGCGTGCGCGCTCGCGTGCGTGCGCAGGGGTATCCGACTCGTGGTCGACCACGATGCGAGGCCGGTAGCCGCGCACGCTGGGGTCGGTGTAGGTGGCCTTCACGCCGGCGCGCGCGACGCGAAGCTCACCGCCGCCGTGGGTCTGGGCCAGCACGGTCACTTCGCTGTGCGACAGCGCCAGGCTATCGACCAGTTCGAGGTCCAGCGCGTTGTTGCGGGCGCCGTCGAGCTCGTGCACCAGCGTGGCCACCGGTGCGGCGGTGTAGTCCGGGCCGCCGACCACCAGCGTGCCGTCCGGTTCGAACCACGGCCACAGACCGTTTGCCTCGGCAGCATGCGCGAGCGCGTCCCAAGCCGTGTCGCCGGGCTCCACGCTCACCTTCTCGCGGCGCAGCGCGTTGTCGGCATCGATGCGGATCTTCGTGACACCCAGCGGCTTCACAATCTTCGCCACCACCTGGTCGAGCGTGAGGTTCTGGCTGGTGAAGACCGGGGCCGAGCAGTCCAGCAGCAGGCCGGAGTTGTCGCGGCCGTCGATGGTGAGCTGCACTTCGCCCTTGCGGGTGCGCAGGCGCACCGTATCGACCCGGCCGACCATGAGCGGGTCATCGCCGAGGCGCAGTTCGCACGGCTCACCGGAGCGCACGGCCGCCGGAATGCTGCGGGCGTCGTCCAGCGCCAGCGAAACCGACCAGGCGTCCGCCGGCATGAGCAGGTCGCCGTCGACCTCGTAGCGGAGCCAGTCGGCGTGCGCGAGGCCGGCCAAGAGTAGGTTCACCCGTTCGACCGATGCCATCAGAACCTCGTTTTCCGCGCTCTAGAATCCAGCATCACAAGAATCTCTAGGGATGAGGCGATGAGGCAGGAAATGCGCGACCGCTCGGAATCCGGCGTGTGGTTCTGGACGCTGCTGGCGTTTGGCTTCGTTGCGGCAACGTGGTGTGCGACCTGGTACTTCCTGAGGAATCAGGAGCAAAGAGGCACTTTTGGAGATATGTTCGGCGGGACCAACGCGCTTTTCACCGGACTTGCATTCGTCGGTGTCATCGCCACGATCCTGCTGCAAAGGCTTGACCTGAAAAGGCAAGCTCAGGAACTTCAGGAGACGCGCGAGGAGTTTCGCGGGCAGCGCAAACAGCTGGAGCTTCAGAGCGCAACGTTCTTGCTGCAGAGGTTCGAGGGCACCTTCTTTCAGCTGTTCAACCTTTATGTGACGATCGCCGACGCAACCCTTAGACGCGAGCCGACAGCGCGCAAGGGCAACCTGATGGAACTCACCAGGATGCGGATGAATAGCGAGATCCTGGCCGAGATGAGCGCGCACGAAACTTTCGAGGACTGCGTTTCTGCAGCCTACCGAACAGTGCTCAATGACCGTACATTTGCCTTTCTTCCAAGGTACTACCGGGCCCTCTACAGCGTGCTCAGCTACGTGGATCGCAGCCAGGTCGACGATCCGAGGTTCTACGCCAACCTCATCCGCTCCGAGTTCACCGAGGACGAGTGTGTGCTGCTCGCGTATATCGGACTGACCGATATCGGCAGAGCAAAACTGAAGCCGCTGATCGAGAGGTACAAGCTGCTCAAGCATGTGCCCAGCCAGTTTCTTTTCGATCACCAACCACTGTTCAAGGCGTATCACCGGAGCGCCTTTCGTAACGACCTGCCACCTATTTTGAGTAAGCATTCAACCGGCACCCTTCTCGAAGAATGGGCTGCTTCGCAGCAGAAGGGTTAAGCCGCGCCAGCTCCTCCCACCGCGCCTGGTCGCCGTACCACCAGTGCGCCAGCAGCTGCAGGTTGCCGTCGGCGGGCACGGTGCGCTCGATCAGCGGCGGGCGAGCGACGATGACGGCCTCGGCCGCGGCCTGGACGGCGGCGGCCAGGTCGCGCAGTGCCTCACCCACCTGGTAGGCATCTTCCAGCGGCAGTACGGCGCGGGCGCTGGTGATGGCGGCCTGCAGGGCTTCGCGGGTCTGCGCGGCGACGGTGGCCAGGTCATCGGGCGTGAGCGTGCCGGCGTCGCTCTCCAGCTCCAGCAGCGCACCGGCCGCCTCGGCCAGTGCGATCGCGCGTTCGCGCTCCACGTGGTCCAGCGCCAGCAGCCGGGCCTGCACCGTGGCCGGCACGTCAGTGCGAGCCAGCGCAGGCAACGGGCTGTGTGAGATCACGGGCCGCGCCAGCGCGCCCGAGCGCGCGTCGCTCGGAAACAGCGCGCGGCGCACCAGCGACCAGCCCGAGAGCGAGCCGCGCAGGCGATCGAGCGCGGCCGAGGGGGCATTGGTCACACCGGTGATCACGGTCGCAATGTCGCTGCCCCAGCTCGTCGGGTAGGTCAGCGCATCCATGCCGGCGGTAAGCACGCCCTGCACGGTGCCGCGCACCTGGCGGGTGATGGCGTCCAGCTGGCCGAGCACCGCCACGCGATCGCGCAGCGCGGTGAGCTGCCCGCGTACAGCGCTCATGGTGCGGCCGAAGGCGCCCAGGCCGACGTCGCGTGCGGCCTGCCCGGAGGTGCTGACCGCCTGGGCGCTCTGCCGGGTGCTGGCGCGCGCGAAGAACACCACCGGTTGATCGCCTTCAACGAAGCGGATCTGCACCTCGCACGCGTCCGGGTGCTCCGCGTCGTGGCTGATCTCGTAGTCGACGACCTGCGCACGCGACACGACGCCGAAAACCGGATGCACCAGCTCGCCGTAGCCGCCGGCGGACAGCGCTTCGAGCAGGCGCTCCAGCCTCACCAGGTAGTTGTCGCCGTAGATCACGGCGGCGACCGACATCTGCCGCGGCCCGGCGCCATGATCATCGATCTGCGCGCCGTCCCTGTACGGGAACTCGTACTGCACCAGCGCGCGCTGCACCGCGTCGCGCGTGGTGCGTACCTCGAAGGGGATGCCGCGGAAGCTGGCGTCCTGCAGGTTGTCGGCCCAGCTCATTGCCGCCTCGCCTGCCGCGCGTTGGTGTCATTCACCTCCGCGACCAGATTGCCGTTCTCGACGCGCACATTCACGTCTACAGCCCGGCGCGCTTCGTCGCTGCCGAAGAAGGCCATCAGGCGCGCTATGCCTTCGCCGATGGCGTCGCCGACCGCGGTACCGGTGACCAGGTTGTCGTTGATGAGCGTGCCCACGCCATAGCCGGCGGCGCCTGCGGCGAGTACGCCGCCACCCGCGGCGGCCGCGGTACCGGCGCTCGCGCCCCAGGCCGACAGGGGCATACCGCCGGCGAGCACCGCAGCAGTGCGCAGCCGGCCGGCCGTCGCCGCTGCGGCAGCGCCGGCGCCGGCGGCTGCAGCCGCGCCACCGCCGCGGGTGAGCACGCCGACGCCCGCGGCAACGCCTGCCGCAGCGGCCAGCGCCGTGAGCGCAGTGGTCGTTGCGATCACCGCCGCAGAGAGGTTCGGAAACTCCTGGATCAGCGCCGCCGTGCGCTCGGCCAAGGCACCGAGCGACGGGTTGATGCGGTCCAGCGCGGTCTGCATCGCATTCGCCTTCTCCGCTGCGAGCAGCTCCGCCTTATAGCTCGGCGACTCCGCCATCAGGGCAAAGGCATCCGCGCCGGTACCGCGCGCATTTCCGAGCTCGCCACGGATGCCCTGCATGCTGTCGCGGTTGCCCAGGATGCCGACCAGCGCCATCAGCGCCTGGCGGTCCTGCACGACCTTGCCGATGGCGCTGCCCTGCAGCAGGTCGGCCATCGATTCCATGGCCGCGCGCTGATCGTCGCCTTTGGCGTTACGTGCGCGGTCGCGCGCGGCGATGTAACGCTTGTCGCGGCCGGCGACCTGGTCCGTAAGGTTCACGAACGCATCGAGCGCGTTGGTGCCCTTCGCCCGCGCGGCGGCCAGCGAGCCCGAGAGGTCGATGCCCAGCTTCTTGGCGTCGTTCGAAGTGTCCTGGCTGTTGATCTTGGCCAGCAGGTTCACCAGGTTGTTGCCGGCCTCATCGCGCGAGCCGGCCGTGGTCACCGCAGCCTGGTTCGCAGCCAGCAGCGCCGCAAAATCGCCCGCCCCACCCATGCCCAGCGTGCTGGCGGCGGCCATCTGCTGCGGCAGCCAGCGCGCCATGTCACGCAGCTCGAAGCCACCGAGCTGGCCGGCACGCATGGCCATGTCCAGCGTGTCGCTGGTGTTGCCCATGCGGAAGTTCTGCCGGGCCCGGATCGCGATGTCGGCGAGTGCGCCGGCGTCGGCGGCCGAGGCGGTGCTGAAGCGGTTGAGCGTGGGCAGTTCGGCGATCGCCGCCGCCGCGTTGTACTGGCCGCTGGCCACCAGGCGATCGAGCGTACCGAGAGTGCCCTCGCGCGTGCCGCCACCCGCACGGATCGCAGCCATCACACCGGTGTTGACCTGCGCCATGCCGGCGCGGCGGGCGTCGATGCTCTGGCCGGCATAAGCGGTGTTCGCCACGTTGCGCAGCTGCCGGTCGTAATCCATGCCCTGGCGGACCGGGTCCGCCAGCACCGCGCGGCCCGCGGCCAGCCCTGCAGCCCCCTGCCCCCAGGCGGTGACCGCCCGGCCGATGCCGCGCGTGAGCTGCTCGATCCGTCCGGCGGCTGCGGCGGCTTCGGTACCGATGGCGCGAAACCAGCGCGGCACGCGGTCATTGGGCCGCAGGTTGCCCAGGTTGCGGAACTGCTCGACCACGCGCGCCGCCTGCTGCGCGGCGCCCTTGCCCTCGCGGCTGGTGCCGGCCAGTGCGCGCTCGACCGTCTCCAGCGCGCGCTTGGCGTTGGCGCTGCCGCCGTCGCGGTAGCGCAGCGTGAGGTTGATGACCTGGTCAGTCATGTCGGGTCACCTGTTCCATGTCCAGTGGCGCGGGCGTGCAGCCGCTGCTTCCAGTTGCGGCTGCGGGTCGGCACGGCCTCGGCCTGCGCTTGCGTGCTGCCCGGCGGCCGGGTGCGGGTGAGCGTCGCCACCCAGGCTTCGATGGCGGTGCGCTCGGCGCTGCGGATCTCGTCCAGGCGAAAGCCCCGGCCGACCAGCGCCAGTTCGATCAGTCGGAACTCGGCGAGGGCGCGCTCTCGCCTTTCTGCTTTTTTTTGATGACCTCGGCCGCGTTCCGGATGAGCGTCATGTCGTCCGGGTGCAGCAGCTGGGCCAGGCGTTCCAGCGGCGGCGGCTCGGCGCCGTCGATGCTGTCGATCTGCGCCAGCAGCTGCGCGTCGTCGATGCGCATCTGGTAGGCGATACGCCGGCCGCCGGTCATGTCTTCCGGCATATCGACCGCGGCCACCGCCTCATACACGTCCTGCAGCGTCGCCTGGCGCATCACCACCACTTTTGCGGTGGCCGACCAGGGCGCGAGGCCGTACTGCAGTTCAACGGTTTCGGTCACGAGATTCATCGCTTACTCCCGCACGTAGTCGAGGGCGAACATCGACAGCGAACGCACTGCCTCGCCATCTACGCGGTAGGCGGCGCTCACCGAGGTGCATGCGCAACCCAGGTAGCTCTCGCGCTGATCGTCGTGGCCTTCCGGGTAGAGGGTGATCTTCGCGTCTTCGATCGTGGCCCAGTCGGGCTCGCTGCCGTCGAGCGGGATCGCCACTTCGAGCGAAAGCTCGAAGGTGGTGAGCCCCTGCGCGTGGCCGCTGATGCGCTTCTTGCGGTTCATGGTCGCGACAGGCTTCTTGCCGGTGCTGCGGCTCGCGTTGAAGCTCACCACCTCGATCTCGCGGCCATCGACCGTCATCACGATGTGGCCGACAAACTTTTCTGCCATGGCTGTGCTCCGGTGGTCAGAGGCGCTGTTAGAGGATCAGGTCGATCACGGCTGCGATGACGTGCAGGCCATTGACCACGTCGGTCGGGATGCGGATGTTCACGCGGCCCACCTCCTGGCTGTCGAGCTCGACGATGATGCCGGCCAGATTGGCCCGCACGTTCTCGACGATCTCCAGCTCTTCAAGGCGCAGCAGCACATCGATTACCTCGCTGCGGATATCGCGCAGCACTCGCGCCGTGGCCTTCTCGCGGGGGAATCGCGCGGTGATGCGCTGGCGCATCGCGAAGCGCACGTAATCGAGCGTGCGGATGGTGGTGATATCCAGCCAGGCCGGGTCGGCCACCGCCTGGGCATTGACGGTGTAGGTCGACACGGCGCGCACGATGCTCACGCGCTCGCCCGGATTCACCTTCAGCGGGGTCACGCCGTTGTGCAGGCAGTTCTCGATCTCGGTGCGGCCGGGCCGGCTGGCGATCGGCGGCACGGCCAGACCCACCAGCTCAAGACCGTTCAGCGGGCGCGCCGGGTCTTCTTCGAACGCGGCGATGGCGGCCACGGCCGCAGCCGTCTCCCAGGGCAGCGAGGCACTGCCGGCGAGCCAGGGCACCAGCACGCGTTCATCGTTGATGCCGGCCGCCAGCGCCACGGCAGCGCCGTAGGTGCCATGCGTGGCCACGACGCCGATGGCGCCGCGCTGCTCCAGCGCGTTGCCCACCAGTTCGAGGTGGTCGCGCAGCTTGGTGAGGTTGGTCGAGTCCGTCCAGGGCATCACCAGAATCTCGTCGCCTGCGGACTGTATGGCGGTGAGCGTGGCCGCGACGTCCGGGTTCGTCGCGCCGCTGGCCATGGCCACGATGGTCGCGGTGATGCCGGCCACGCCGGTGAGCGTGGCAGCGACGCTGATGTCGTTACCCGGCGTGCCCTTGTTCTTCGCGGTGAGCGTCACGACGGCAGACACCACGCCCGCAGTGACCGGCAGATCCGGACGGGCATCGAGCGTAGCCTTCAGGTCGGCGGCCACCGCGGCGGCCGCATCGCCAGACTCGACCAGGATGTCGACCTGCTGCGCGCCCACCCGCACCGACAGCGTGCCGGTGCTGGTGGCGGTGCCTGCGATGGTCACCGTGCCGGTCGCCGCCACGCCGCCCGCGTTGTCGGCCACGCCGATGGCGGTGAGATCGACATACGGGTTGGCCCTGAGCAGCGCGCGCGCCATCAGGTGCAGATGCGAGCCGGCGCCGAAGTAGTCGGCGGCCTGCGCGTCGGTGAATACCTGAGTCGGCACGCCAGCGGCGACCGAGCCAGACGCCAGGCGGCCGCCGATCAGCCGCACCGTCTGCCGGTTGTTCGGCAGATTGCGCAGCGCCAGGCGGCTGTTGAACTCGATATAGGTGCCGGGCGTGCGGATGCTGCCGGGCACCTGGTCAAACGAGACATTGGGGCTGGCCATCGGTTACTCCTTCGCTTTCTTGGCGACGGACTTAACCGGAGCGGCGGCAGGTTCAGCGGCTTCGGCCGGCGGCGCGGCAGCGTCGATGAGGTCACCGGTGGCGAGGAGTCGCTCGATGTGCGGCGTGCGCGCGATCTCGACCGGCTCTGCGCCGGCGGGCGGGTAGTGCTTGCGCGGGTTGGTTTCGCGCGGCACCAGGCGCTCGGGGGCGCAGGTGACGCGGACAGTGGCTTGGGACATGGGCGCCTCCGGGGCGATGTGGCTCTGCGGTGCAGGAGCCCACATCGTCCGCGCGCGCGCGAGGTGCTGGGGGGATGAACGAGTTCAGAGGGGGGGGCTTCTCATCAAGACATACACGTGCGATCGTTATTCAAATCTCAATCGTGGGGTAGCGCGCATTGACCACGCAACGGCTGATAGAACAGGTTAAACGCCAGCTCACATACATCGAGCGATCTTGCAGGATCTTCGACAGCGGCGACCGCGATGAGGCAATTCGTATTGCGACTCATGTGAGAACCCTCTTTCACAACACAAAAAACACGAAATCACTAATAAGCTATTTTCATCGGCCGCACCTACATCTTCTTTCCACCATAGAAGCGCCAAGCGGAATACCCTACATACTTTTAACTGGCAACCTATCAAAGCTTTCAGTTGAATTTAAAGATGGATGTATTGTCGGAATCGAATCAACCCCCTACCTGCAATCAGAGGCCGACGCGAATCACCGCCTCGTCCCTCTACATCAATGGTGGAATGAACAGGTGTATGTAATAGACGGCCAATCAATATCTCGCTCAGATATCGTATTATGGGCCGCAAACAAGGATGGCGGCGCACATGTTGATATAGAACTTCCTCAGCTTTACATGAAAATCATCGACGGAATAATTACCATCTCGCACGTTAAGGATGGAGAGATCTGTTCATCCGCCGCGAAAGACGCTCATCTAGCAGATCTTCGACAAATCGGCCACGAGGTATTAAACAGCCCTTGTGTGCAGGCACTCGCTCGATAGCGTTGCAACACAAAAATCTCACGAAATCCATCATTAAAAAATGATTACCGAATCGTCGAATGCGGGTAATCAGTATTTTTGACCATCAGGTCCTGCGCATCATCTACCTCATCCCCCGGCTGCAGCCGGTAGTTGAGCGCGATCTTGGTGATGTCCGGCGCGTCGCCCGGTGCCGGCTCCGGCACCTCGAAGTCGTACCGGGTCGAGATCTCCAGCGCGAGCACTGACAAGCCATCGCGGCCGACGCGGGTGTTGTAGAGGGTGGTGACCCGGCCCGGTTCGAAGGCTTCGCACTCGGCGACCAGCCCGGCGCCGGTCACCAGCTGGCGCACGTCGTCCAGTATCTGGTAACTGCCCGGCTCACCCTGCACGCCGCGGCGGGCAAAGCGCTCGCCACGAGCGCTGCGGGCGCCGACCATCACCGCACCACGCACCGTTGCGCGCCGGGCACGGCGGCCCAGGCGTTCCACGGTCTCGCCGCCGATGGTCACCCACACCGCCGGGAAAGACCGGAACTGGGTCCAGAATGCATCGTCGTCAAACTCACCGCCGTAGCTGCCGATGTGCGCGAGGCGATAGCCGAGGGCGCCGGCAGTCTGAGCGGCCTGGACGCGCGCGATGATCGCGTCTTCGATATCGGCGTAGATGAGCACGTCGACCTCAGCGCCGGTTCGCGCGGCTGAAGGGGTTGGCGGTCACCGGCGAGACGATCTGGGCCTCGCCGTAGTGCGGTTGTGCGGTGCTGCCACCCGAGCCTGAGCCGCTGTTGCCGATGATGCCGTCCGCCATGTCGCGCAGCAGCGCGGTGTAGTACTCGTGCCGCGCCGTGATCGGGTCGTTCTCGATCGTATTGGCACCGGAGAGGTGCCAGCGGGCAATATGGATGCACGCGGCCTGCATGAATGCAGGCTGAGCGGCTGCGATCGCCGGCGCGCGGTCGCCCAGAATGGCGTCGATGTCGGCGCTGGCCAGCGTGAGCGCGTAGTCGATTCGGCCAGTGATTGGCGTGCCAGTGGCCTCGGGGTCGGCCAGTGCGGCGGTTTCCTTGGCGCCGAGGGCGAGCTCGAACTGGGTGGGGGTGGCGTAGGGCATCAGAGGATCGTCGCCGGAATAATTGCCATCTCCTCGATGATCACGTCGCCGGCAACTCCTGATGGGCTCGCCAACGTGTACGGGCGGGCCTTGAACTGTGGCGCGACAGTCGTCGCACCCTCGGGAATCACAATCGCGGGCGTCTCGAATGTGAGGGTCCGACCGATCAATGCCGGGTCAGCACCGAAATCAGCGCTCTGCTCCACCCCGTAAACCTCGCCACCTGAGAACGATGCCTGCAGGTAGAGCATGCTGATATTGACCAGCGCGTTTATGCGCACTCGACATACGCAGCGCACGACGCCAGACCCACCAGCGTTCGCCGGCAGAGCGAATGTTTTACTGGCTGTCAGCTGATTAGAGGTGATGTTCGAGGCACCTGGGATGCTCCAGACGATCCGCTGCTGGTCGTCCGTAGTCTTACTCGCGGTTGCTGTGACTCCAGCATCAGCGATGATCGTATAGCCGGCTGCAACCACAGAGCCGCCTTGCAGGCCGGTCGCGGTACCGCCTGAGCCGGCCAGCCGGGTGTTCGCGGACAGGTCACGGTCCGCGTATGAGCCACCCTCACCGAACAGGCCGTGCAGCGTGTCGAGTGCATAGACTGCGGCACTCACCCGGCGCGATGCGTTGGGGTGTATCCCGTCGGTCGCCCAGCCCGCAAGCGGAGGTCGGCTGGTGACAGCAGTGGCATCAAGCCACGGCGTCGAAAAGTCGATGTACGCCTCGCCCAGATCTTTTTTGACATACGCAAGCAGGCCATCAAAAACGGCTGCGCGCCCGGTGGTGTTGAACGACGTCGACGGAACGCTGGTGCAGATGATCGGCACCGCACCGAAACCTCGCACCAGAGAGACCGCGAAGCGCGTCCAGGCCATCAGCTGTGCAAGCGTTGCATCTGCCGCGATGTCGTTCTCGTACAGATGCAGAGCGACGTAATTCGGTCGCGTGCGCTGCAGTACATCGGCCAGGTCGAACAGCATTTCCCCCAGCCGCGATCCTCCATAGCCATACCCACGCAAGACCTCGACCGGCATGCCGAGCAACATGACCGCAGCGGAGATCGGACCAATGTTCTGACGAATCGGAAATGCGCGTGCCGTCGTGTAAGCGCTGATCGATGCACTGGCGCGGACCAGCTTTGGCAAGGGCTGTGCCAGCGTGACATTGTTACCGGCAGGGGCTCCGGAAACTGTCGTGGCAAACACACTGCCTTCGTACAAACCGACAGCAATCTTCGATCCATCCGTGATACCCGCGACTGATGCGAGCGCCAACACATTTGAGCCGGCATTGGCTGCGGCGGTCGTGTACGTGGTTTGCTGTGCCAGCGATGACGTCGACTGCGATGCAATACTGTTCCCGTAGATCAGTAGCCTTTTCCGGTCTGCGCCCTGCGGGGTGGCGCCTGCAGCGCGCACTACATCTTGAGCTTGTCGCGGGCTGCTACGCAGCGCCGGCCGCCCGAACCGATCCAGCCCGCTCACGACTTCACCTCATAACCACCCGCCTCGACACTCAGCACAGCGCCCGCACCACTTGCCCAGACCTGCAGTTCCGCGCTGTCCGAGACATTCACGCCAAGACGTGCCGCCACGCCCGCACCCAGGGTGTTCAGTGCAACCGCAGCCGGGCGGAAGATGACCAGGCCGTCCTCAACCGTCCAGCTGCCGACCGGCAGCGGGTCGGCCGGCGCGCCCTTGGCGACCGCGGCGCGCAGTTCGAAACCAGTGAGCGGGGAGGCGCCGGTGTTGGCCAGGCGCAGCGACAACACGTCGAGGTTGGCGACCTCGAAGCTACGCACCAGGCTGAGTGCGGCGCCGAGGCCTACGGCCTTGGCACCGCCGAAGTTGTCCACGTATTTCAAGGGCGGCTCCTGATGGTGTGAGGCCGCCTTATGGCGGCCTGGTGTGTCGGGGACGTGATGCGGACTACTCGATGGCGAGCACCGACAGCAGCGGCTCGGCCAGCAGCGCCTGCAGTTGATCGTCGGTCAGCTCATCGGCCGGCACGGCGGTCGGCTCGGGCGGCCAGAAGCGGCCGGCGCGCCAGAGGCCGCGGTCGCGGCGCTTGCATTCGATGACCCAGCCGGAGATGCGCACGGCCTCCCCCCCCTTGATCTCGCTGTCGGGGTCGGCGGTCACGGTGCCGCCCGTGCCCGGCTCGGCGTCGAGCTGCTTGCCCGTCGTCGCGGGCGCGGTTTCGGTAACCGGGTCGGTGGATGCGGCAGGCGCGCCTTCGGCGGCCGCTTCGCCGGTCGCCATCGGGGCGGTGCCGGCAACGGCCTCCGCGCCGGCGACGGGAGCAGCCGGCTTCGTGGTGTCGCCGGCACTGGCGCCCGGCGCCTGCGTGGCGGCCTGCTGGGCGGCGGTCTTCTTTTCTGCGGGGGTCTTGGCCATGCTCTGATCTCCTGTCTGCCCGCCCACTCCGCCGGGTACCTCTTGCCCGGCGGGTGTGCGTACTGGCTCTCGCGGGGTGTATGGGGTGGATCAGGCCAGCCAGGGCACGACCAGGACGTCGACGACGTCGCGGTTGATGTTGGTGGCGCCGTTCGCGTTGCGCTCCGCCTTGACCACGGTCAGCGCGGCTTCGCGGTTGCTCGGGCCGCACACCAGCAGATTGGGCAGCACGCCCAGCGGCTCGCCGGCTTCGTCCTTGAAGGCACCCATGGCGGCGTAGCCGGCATTGAAATTGGTCGCGTCCAGCGCGGCCTTCGAGGCGAAGGCCATCTGCCAGAAGCCGTAACCGACATTGCAGCGGCCATCGGTGCCATAGCGGTACTCGGCGCGGGTGAACACCATCTCGTCATCCGGCTTGACCATCGGGATGAACTCGAAGGGCTTGCGCTCCTGGTAGATGAGCGGCTTGAGGCTGTGGCGGGTATCGAGCAGGAACCACGGGTTGCCGGCGCCCGCCTGCACGTTGCTGACCACGCCCTGGCCCACCGGGTGATCGTTGTCGAAGAAGTACTGGCCGTCGTAGCACAGGGTGGTGAAGCCGTCCTTCAGCAGGCCGAACACGAGCTTGTCCGGGAACTGGCGCACGCGCTGCCCCATGTCCTGCATCAGCGGGGTGTAGATGCCGTACTGGTCATCCTCGATCTTGTCGCGCTTCACGCCGACGGTGAGCTCGTAGCTCTTGTTCTTGATCGTGTAACCGGATTCCGCCAGACCGCGCACCACCCGGTCACCCACCCATTCACGGATCGCCGGCATGTCACCCAGCCAGGCGTAGTCCTCCTGACTGGTGGTGCTGGGCACACGGGTAGCGATCTGGTCCCACTGCGGCGCTACGCCGTCGAAGCCCTTCTTGAACGCGGCCTTGAACCCGGTGAAGAGGTTGCGCAGCACGTTGGCGTCGACGGTGACGCCCAGCAGGCCGAGGCCGGCCAGCGGGCCGAGGTCGCCCAGGGTGAGCGCGGCGGCCGAGGCGTCGGGCACCGGCATGTGGATGATCGCGGCGACGATGGCCACTGCGAAGACGGCCAGCCACAGTGCGGGCTGGCGGAACAGTTGGGCGAGTTTCATGAGGCGGAGCTCCTGGTGGTCGAGGGGGCGATGCGGTTCAGGGGGCGGGTCAGATCTCGACCCAGACGCCGTCGGCGGTCACGTCGCGGATCTTCCCGGCGACCGAGCGCGTGCTGCCGCCGTTGGTGAGCGCCACGGTCTGGTCATCGACGATGTAGCAGTCGGAGCCGACATCCTTCAGCGCGATCAGGTCGGTCGAGGTGCTGTTGGCGAACGGGAAGCAGCCGCGCTTGACCTTGACGGTGATCGCGCTGGCGGCGCCGGCGCTGTTGTCGGCCGTCTCTTCAGCGATGCCGACGCACTTGAGCGTGGTTGCGACCGCGCCCTTGGTGGCCAGGCTGGACGCGTTGATGCAGACCAGCGCGCCGCGGAAGATCTTGGTCGCAGCGGCGACGGGGAACTCGAAGCGGTCCGCGTCGCGCTGGGGGGTGAGGCGTTCTTCGGTGAGGGCGGCCATGTGGGCGGTCTCCGTTGAGGTGATAGAGGCGTCGCAGGGCTCGGCTTACGCCTTGGCCTTCGCGAAGTCGGCCGGGTCCAGACCCATGGCCGTGCAGACGGCCAGCTCGCCGGCATCGAGCTGCGCGGCCCGCCCGCCTTCCGGCTTCTTGCCGCCGGTCTGGGTCTGGCCGGGCACCACCACCGGGGCAGCGGCGCCGATGTAGGCGCGCAGTGCGGCGACATCCTTCTTGCCGAGGTCACGCGCCCAGGCTTCGAGCGCGGGCGGGATCTTCCCGGCCGCCATGGCGTCGGCGACCAGCTTGTCGACTTCACCGCCGGTGACCTGGGCAGTCAGCGCGGCCAGCTGGCCCTGCAGTTCGGTCACTGCGGCAACCGGTACGTACTTGGCGGGGTCGGGGCCGGCGGCGGTCAGCGCGGCCACCTGGCCTTCGAGGGTGGTCTTCTCACCGGTGAGCGCGGCGACCCGCGTCGCCAGTTCGTCGTGCTTGGTCTTGAGGGCGGTCACGGCCGTGAGCGCGGTGGCTTCGGCGGTGCCGGCCGGCAGGCCGAGTGCGGCCACCAGGGATGCGAGCAGATCCATGTCGGGGAACTCCGTGTGTTGGGCGATGAGCGCAGTGAGGGCGGCAGACAACTCCGGCAGCGCGCCCAGGCCGGGGTTGTTGGTGAGGGCGACCGGAAACAGCCGGTTCGGCGTGCCGTCCGGGTCGTAGGTGAAAACCGGGGAGAGATAGCGGTACTCGCTGGCGGCGATCATCGCTGCGGCGCGATCCGTCCAGCGCACGTCGGTGGCCCACAGGCCGGAGCCTTCGCGCCATTCGAGACGGGAGAACCAGCCGGCCGCAGGCGCCGGCACGCCGGCGGTCTGCGCGACCAGCGTCTGGTGCTCGTAGTCGATAACGGTGTCGGCGCCGCGGGCGCCGATCTGTGCGATGAGCCGCGCAGCCGCAGCGGCATCCATGCGCCAGCCGGCCGGCACGTCCTGCGGGCGGCCGCTGCCGTCGGTGGCACGGAAGCGACCGGCCGGCAGCAGCATGATCTCGGTGGGCGCGCGGCCGTCCGCGCCGAGCGTGATGCTCAGGGCGGCGAAACGGGCCGGCGGGACCGGTGCGGAAGGGGCTTTGCGAGGCATGTCGCACATCGTGTGCGACAGGCCGGGAGGCTTACCCCATGAACGGGTTCAGAGGGTCATCACCACGCGCGGCTGCGACTGCGGTCAACGTATCACGACACTCAACCCGGCACCACGACCCTCGTGCGCCCGAAAATGCCCCGTTACTCCCCCGTTACTCGGGCCGCCATTGCGCGATCGGATGTCTGGACGGCCGACGATAGCTGCGCGGGGTAGCAAACGCGCTTGGCGGGGCTGTAAAGCGGCTCAGAATCGATTGCGGCTCAACGGCGCGGGTTTGCGAGCTGATCGCACGGCCGTGCAGGCATTTCGTCACCGGCCGCCCCAAGCAACCAGGCTTGCACCTCCCGCCCCCACTTCAATTCACACTCTTCGCACGTCGCGCACCCGTTTCCGTGGTCGTACCAGTGCATCTCTTCGAGCGTGAGCCCAGCGCCGCAACCTGCGCAGGTCGGCGCGATCGGAATGCGGTCAGCCATCGGTGATCGTCCGCAGCCAGGCCTGCACGTCGCTGTCGATGGCCCTCGCGGCCTCGGGCTGCAGGCGACCGTTCTTGTCCGCCGGCAGGAAGGGGCGGGCCGGGATCTTGCTGCCGGGGTGATTCACCTTCTTCACCACGCGACCATTGAATGCCAGCGCCTTCTTGTAGCGCGGGCGGATGACGTGCGGCGCGGTCTCCCCGCCTAACTGGTGGATCGCCGCATACGCAACATTGCTGCCGATGCGGGCGAAATCATCGCCGTAGTCGCCGAGCACGCTTGCCGCCAGGCGGCCGGAGGCCTGCAGGATCTGCGCACCGGCGCCTCGCTTCGCCCGCGTGGCGGGGTGCAGGCCGAGCCAGGCCGGCCTGCCCTGGGCGGCGAAGTTCGCCTCCGTCTCGCTCTCCAGCGTGCCGGCGATCTCACGCATCAGTTCACGTGGGCGGCGCGTGTTGTCGACCACGTTGCGCAGCGCGGCCAGGGCGTCGGCCGCTTGTATCTCGACTTCAAACATCGCTATCCTCCCGACATCCGTGGTGACCGCTGGGAATCAGACGGCGAGCCAGCGACCGCAGCCCGCAAAGGGCAAAGTGATGGTGGACAGCCGGCCACCCGCCACGGAACCCCCGCCCTTCATCGCACCACCATGACCATGGGCACGAAGCGCTCTGTATCCGTGAAGCGCGCCGCCGGCACCCGGTAGGCATTCACCACCGCATCCACCCGCCCCACCTTCTTCTCCGCGCGCCCCGCTGTGATCGGCAGGAACACCGCCATATCGCCCTCGAGCCAGCGCACGAGCACGATGTTGCCGTGGTCTCGATCCCAGAACACCGCATCGGGCTTTGCCACGATGCCCGGCAGCATGGCGTAGTCGTCCGGCTCCAGCCGGATGCCGCCCGCCTCGTGCCGCGCGCTGTCGGCGTGCAGCAGCTGCTTCTCGGTCATCACCGCCACGCGGGTGGCCCGCGCGTCACCCATGCGGCGGGCGAAGTCGGCGATGCCGTCATCGACGAAGCCGAGCACCTGGCCGACGTGGCCAGCGCGGCGCACCGCCTCGCCACGGCTGCTGGTCACCTGCGACACGAAGTCGCGCCAGGCGCCGGCACGCGCCGGGCTGTTGTTCAACGCCTGCCAGGTCTGCATCCGGATGTCGGGCGACTGGATGGCCTGTACGGTGCGAGCGAGCGCCACGTCGCGGCCCCAGCTGCCGGCAGGCGCGTGGTCGAAGCCGGGGTCGGGGGCGAACAGCTCGCGGGTCAGCGGGTCGCGGTAGCCGGTGACAGCCAGCTTGCCGCGACGCGGGCCGAGGTCGATATCGACCGTCTCCATCTGCCCTTCACCCCGCGACAGCGCCAGGCCCTCGGCCGTCATCTCGTCATCGGTTAGGGCGCGCACGCGGCAACGGCAGTTGTAACCGTTCGGCGGGTACAGCGCCGCCCAGGCCGGATCATCCCATCTGAACACCCGGCCATTCAGGCTGCGATGGCGCGGCCGGGTGCGGTTGTCCAGCACCGCCACATACATCCAGTTCGGCCGGCGGTCGCTGTTCTCCACCATGGCCTTGTACCGCCCGGCCATATAGGCCGCCTGGGTGTTGGTGCGGAACACGGTTTCCAGGTGCCGCGGCCGCAGACCACGGCCCGGCAGGATCTCGCCAGTAGCCGGATCGGTGACGTGCTTGCCCAGCCAGCCCTTCGCGGCCAGCTGCGGGCGCAACGTCTTGAGCCAGTCTTGATACGTGATGCCGTCGGCCACGGCCCGGTCGATCGACGCCCGGATGTCCTGCAGCACGTCGGCGCGGGTCACGGCCGCGACCGAGAACGCGCCGGCACGCGCTGCCGCTGCTGTCTCACGCCAGTCCGCACCGATGCGCATGCCGCGCGAGCGGAAGTACTCGACGGCGCGCTCGGGCGCGAGGTTCATTGCGAGGGAGAAACGGGCTGAAGACATCGCATACCTACTCAGATCGATAACGCCGCGGCGTGTCTGAAACGCGACGACCGCAAATTCCTCAGTAGCGGCTTATTCATAAAGTCATACCACGAAGAATCGCCTGCCAAATTGGGCCACGAGCCAAACAATCGCCCCTCCGACTTGACAATCTCAGACTCTGGGGTAGGGTCTTTATATGAAAACCATACGTCAAACTGCCGCGCTTAAAATCCCAAAACACAAGGAAGAAAATATTTTAGCCAGCTATTGACAACGAAGGAATCGGTTGTATAACAAGTAAGAGTGGCGATTCTCTCAGGCAACCAAAAGGACTTTTAAATGATTAAAGGACTGAGTTTACAAGATATTATTTCAATTGCAGGAATTTCGATCGAGCTAATTAGAATTACCATGCAATCAATCGAAGGATTTAATTCAAATCAAAATAACTGCTGGCATTACCCCTGCAGAAATTGCAAATATAGGAATAAGAGCAAATGGCATCGACTGCGCCGGAAATGCTGTTGCAAATGGTGAATCAGGATATTAAGAACCGATGTTCATGTCACCCATCGCTATGGCCAACCGGGACAGCAGCCGCCCCAGCTCTCCCGCCATGAGCGCGAAATCGCTATCGAAACGCTCGCCCTCATTGCCCGCGTCGTCCTCCTGCTCGGTCAGCACGTCGAGCGGCGTCACGCGCTTGATGGCGAGGGTTTCGGTCAGCACGAAGGAAATGCGCTCCATCCAGGTGAGCGCCAGCCGCGTGCACTGCTTGCCCGCTTCGATGTGGCGGCGCACGTCGTCGGTTTCGAGCGCGTGGCGCATGTAACGGACGGTGGCCTTCGACTGGGTGCTGGCGCGCAGTTCGGTGTCCTGGTCGATGGTGAAACCCTCCGGGGCCTCATCGGCCGCGAGCCAGGCGGTCATCGCGGATACCGGTGACAGCGCGGTCTGCCACGGCCGCGCGCCCAGCTGCTCGACGCATTCGTTCAGCAGCTGCACCGCTTCGTCACCCTTGGTGCTGGTGCCCGAATCGACCACGATGCGACCGGCCGCCGGGTCAATCCAGACGCGCGTGTCGCGCTGCACCGGGAAGGCACGCGGCAGCAGCTCGTTCGTGACCGCGTCCTTCAGCTCGCGCATTTCGCGGCGGCCGGGCTTGTAGCCCTGCTTCTCCTCGACTTCCTGGGCGCGTGCCCGCGTGACCTGGTTGATCACCGCATTCGGCAGCAGCTTCTTCTCGGCGCGCAGCGCCAGCAGGAACTGCCCGCCCACCTCATGCACCAGGCTGTCGTCATCGCGCGGCGAGATCCAGCCGATGCGCTGCAGCTCGACGCTGCTGCCGGGCTGGAACGCCTTGGCCGCCAGCTTCTCGGCAAGCTGGGCGGCGCTCAGGGCGAGCGGTGCAGCCAGGGTGTAGATCTGCAGGTTCTTGAAGAACACGTCGGATTCCTTTCTGATGGTTCAGGCGCTCGCCTCGCCCCACATCTGGGCGGCGAACATCACACTCACCAGGCGCTCTTCCAGCGCCCGGTCGGTCATCTGCGGGTACAGCTCGCCCAGCTTTGCCAGCGCCTCTTCGAAGCCGCCCGCGCCCTCCAGCGCCTCGAACACCGGGGCGAGCAGCTGCTGCATGTCGGCGTCGAGCACGCCGGCCGGGATGGCATCCAGGGCGGCATCGAGCGCGGTCTGGTCGGGGAAGGGGTCGCCCTCCGGCACCTCACCGCGCAGCGCGGCGGGCTTGCCGGTCTTGGCGTCAGGCTGGGTGCCGGGCGGCGGCTCCGGCTGCGCGGGTGCGACGGTGGCGAGCACCGGCTCATCGCCTTCCGGCTGCGGCACCTTGAGCCGGGCATGCGCCCAGCTCGTCGGGATCTGCATGCCGATGGCCACCAGCTTGGGCAGCGCTTCCGACAGCAGCTCGATGTCTTCCGGCTGCTCGACGTCGAACACCAGGCGCGGGCAGCGGCGCAGGCCGTCGATGCCGCCGATGTTCAGCGCCAGCAGCGGGTAAATCAGGTCGCGCGTGAGGGTGGCGGCGATCTGGTCGGTGTCGCTCACCAGGATGTCGTCGCGCACGTCTTCGTGGATCTTGCCCAGGGCGTTCGTGCTGGTCTTGCCGTCTGCCTGGCTGGTGAGCGTGCCGCCCAGGATGGCCTTGGACTGCGCCTTGTCTGCCCACTCGACCATGCGCAGGTGCAGCGGCTGGCCGCTGCCGCCACCGGTGAGCTCCTTGATCTCGACTTCCATGTCCGCCGGCATGATGGCGCGGGCGTCGTGGCCGAGCGCGGTCACGGCGCGCAGCAGACTGCTCTTCTCTTCGCTCGATGAACCGGGGTAGTACTTGCCCAGGATGAAGGGCAGCCCGTAGATCTCCAGCATTTCGGCAAAGTCGCCGACGCCGTAGGCCTTGTACAGATAGGGCCACGCGAGCACGCGATGCAGGCCGAGCCGGCCGATGTAACCGGTCTTGGCGCGCTTGCGGGTGTGCATGATCCAGCCGAAGGGCTGCGGCACCGCCCCGTCTGCGCTGTTGTCGCGCAGACGCAGCTCACGGCGCGCCTGGTCGAGCTGGAACCACGTCTGCGGCCGGGCATGCCACTGCGGCAGCCATTCACGCCCCTCGACGCGCCACTCCAGTTCGATCGGCGCAAAGCCGTGGCCGATCGCGTCCATCATCGCCAGCAGCAGATCCTGGAAGCCGCCCAGGTCGCGCAGCACCTCCTCGACCCACTCGGCGGCCTTCTTCTCGGCCGCGGTGGCGTTGCGCGGCGGCACGATGTCCCACTCGACGGTCTGGATCGCCATGCAGCGCTTGCCCATCTCCGCGGCCAGATGCGCGTCGCGCTCCATCATGTCTTCGAACAGCTCGTGCTGGCGCAGCAGGTTGCCTTCGTCCGCCTCGCGCAGGATGGCAGTGAGCCGCGCCGGCGACAGGCCGGCCGAAATGCCGTGCTGGATCCACTCATGCGCCAGCGTGCCGATGCCCGCCGTCTGCGGCTCGCGAAGGGCCTTGGTTTCGATTGGCTGCCCGTACTGGTCGAGGATCTTCATGCGCCCTCCAGTGCCGGAGCCGGGCCGTTCGCGCCGACACCGCGGTTGAGCTGCGCATCGGCGCCAGATCGGTGACCGCGGGCGAAATCGAGCCAGTCGGTTTCCGACATGCGCTTCTTGTCGTTCCTGCTGGTGGTCTTGATCTCCCGCAGCGACGGGTAGGTTTTCGCGAGGTAGGCGTCGAGCGTTTTCTGCTCGTCCTCAGGCAGCGCCAGCGCCTCGGCCTTCGAGACCGCGGAGGCGACCCAGCCATGGCAGAACAGATCTGCCCGTCGCGTCTTGGTCGTTGGCCGGCAGCGCCGCAGCACCGTCTTGATGTGCTCGGCGCGCGCCCGCTTCACCTGGCGCAGCAGTACCTCGAAGCAGTACTTGGCTACCTCGTAGCGGGCGCCCGTGCCGATGAACACCCACTGACCTCGGTGATCTGCCCATGCCGCGCCTACGGCGAAGAGCGACTGGCAGCCGAAAACAGCCGCCGTCGCGGCGGCAAGCCTCGCTTCCCATTCGGCCGGCCGCGATGCAGCGCCCGCCTTCGCGCGCATCTCGCCGGCGGCGGATGCAAGCACGTCGGTGTCGCTGATGCCGTGCTTCTCCATCAGTGCGCGCGCCTGGCGCAGGGCTGCAGCCGCCTCGTGCTCGTTGCTGGACGCCGACAGCGCCATGCACTTGCGGATCTTGTCGAGGATCTTGTCCTTGTCGGTCACGGTTACATCCTCCGGGATTCGGGTTGCGGGTGGTCGTCATCGCCGCCACGCCCGCCGCGGCTGGCGGTCGGTGCGCCCTTGCGTGCGACGGTCTGCAGCTGGTGGCCACCGCCGCGGGCGACTGAGATCACCCACAGCAGCCAGAGCGCGCACAAGCCGTCGTAGTGGTGGCCGGACTGTTTCTCGGGCCAGCTGTCCAGCTCGGCCAGCAGCTGGGTGAGCGCGGGGTTGAACACGATGCGCGGTTCGAGCGCGTCGGTGACGAAGGGCTCCAGCGAGTCGATGCGCACCTCGGGGGCGACGGTGGCCGGCAAGCCGACCAGCGGCAGCGGCACGCCGGCCTGGATGCCGGCACGCGCGAAAGTGATGCGGCTGTGCTCGAAGGCGCCGTTGTTCTCGAAGGCGATCGCCTGGGCGCCATACTCGCGCTGGAACTTGATCAGGTCGGATTCGAGCTTGGACGGAACGCGCCGCTTGATTTCGGCGAACTCCACGTGCAGCCGCGCGCGCTGCTTGTCATAGGCGCCGCCCAGGATGGCGGACGGGTCAGACGTTTCGCCGCGCCCCATTGACGGGTCGCAGCCGCCAAACAGCAGCCACTGCGCCAGGCGGCCCACGTGAAAGCGGACCGGCGAAAACACCTTGTCTTCGTCGCTGCGCGGCTCGCCCTGCATTTCAGTACCGAAGGCCTTGGGCGCCTTGGCACGCTGGCGCATGAGCCAGAACAGGCCACGCACCGCCGGCCACGATACGACCGCGCCTTCGTCCATGGCGGACTTGTTCGCCTGGTAGAACTGGAAGGACGGCAGCTCCGCCTCGGGCAGCACGCGGCCATCGGTGCCGGCCGCTTCCTGGGCGCGCAGATCGTCGGTGAGCATGAGCGCCTGGCACTGTTCCCACAGATCCATGCGCGCTGGCAGATTCACGATCGCGCGGAAGTGATGGACCATGTGCCCGATGGTCCGCTTGGCGCGGCTGATCGGGTCATCCTTGTCCAGCACCGTGCCCACGCCCATGTACTTCACGCTGCCGTCCGGCGGGCCAAGGTAGTCGATGGCCTTGGTCAGCCAGGTCCAGCGGTTCTCGCGCTCGGTCGGGCTCTTCGCTTCGCTGTCGGTGATGAGGTCATCGCCCAGCAGCAGCTTGGGCCGGCTGGCGCCGTGGAAGGTGCCGCGGATGGCCTGCTCGGCGCCGAAAGGCTCGACCTTCACGCCCGTGCGGGTGACGAACTCGCCCACCTTCCACACCGGCCCCTTGCCGCAGGCCTCGGGGAAGTCGAGCGCCAGCGCGGCATTGAAGGTGAGCTCGGTCTTCACCACTTCGAGCAGCTTGGTCGGCAACTTCGTTTCAGCGCCGAGCAGGATGATGTAGTCGATGAAGGACGGCAGCGCCTGCCCCTCCGGCCAGCCGGTCTCGGCGCGGATCTCGGGCCGCTGCAGCAGGCCCTGCACCGCGCACCAGGTGGGGCCGACCTTGGTCAGCAGCGACGATTTCGCCTCGCCGCGCGGCGCGATCCACCACTCGGTGGCGCCGCCGGCCAGCTTCAGGATCTGCGGGAAGCGCGTGCAGAAGTGTTCCTGAAAGATCGATGGCTCGCCGCGCACGTGGTGCGGAAAGTAGGTGTATGCGAAGAACCTGAAGTCGCCATCGACCAGCACCCGGCGCCGGCGCTCACGGCGCGCGGCGGGCGACGGGTCGAGGCCGGACTGGTGGGCCGCGATATCGGCCTTGAGCCGGGCCGACAGTTCGGCCAGCTCTTCCAGGAAATCCTTCTCGGACGTCTGCTGCGCGGCCATCGCTTACCCCTGCGCCTTCGCCAGCTCCTGGCCGAAGGGCTCCAGCACTTCAGCGAAGGCCGCGAGGTGCTGCGGGTAGCGCTCCTGGATGAAGGCACTGAACTGCTTCACCGTGGCCATCGCCACGGCCAGCTTGTCGGTCTCCGGCATCATCCGCTTCGACGACGCAATGAGCTTGTTGTAGGCGTCGGCCAGGCTAGCCAGCATCTGCACCTTCTCGGCCGGCGCGATGTCGGTGTTGATCTGGATGGTTTCGACGGTTGCCTGCACCTGCTGCACCACGACGGCCAGCGTCTGGCGCACCACCTCTTCGATGCCGCCGCCGGCGAGCAGCTGCGCGCTGCGGGCGCGGTCCCAGTCGTCGCCGGCCGCCTTGGCCTCACGCTTCCAGCGGCGCGCGGTGGCCTCGGGCACGCCTTCCTTTACGGCGGCGATCTCCAGCCCGAGCTGGTCGAATACGTAGGCCGCCCGGACCTTGCGGCGGACGTCGTCACCGTGGGCCATCATCGCCCTCGGGGTACTCGTGACGCACGATCACCGTGCGATTCCCGCCGCGCGAGCGGATCGCGTCAGCGATGCTGCGCAATCCGTAGTAGATCGCGAAGGCGATGATCACGACGCCGATGGGGTCATTCATCGCAGCTCACCCGGTTCCGGCCGCTTCACGCCGGGCTGCGCCACGCGGCCCATCACCACGTCGTTACCGCGGTCGGTCAGCGTCACCACGTCGTCAGCCTGCTCGACCAGCCCCTGCTCGGCGAGCCAGGCAAGGTCGGTGCGCACCAGATCGAGGCTCACGACGTAGCCCAGCGACTCCACGGCCTGGCGTACGGCACGCAGGGGCAGCCGGTAGCCCGGCGCCACCAGCAGCGCGGCCAGCATGGCGCGGCGGCGGTCCTGCTCGACGATGCGGGCGGCGGCGCTCATGCGTCACCTCGCGTCATCTTGTTGAGCACCAGGCGCAGCAGGTCGGTCTGGCTTTTCATCTCGCCTTCCATGCGTGAGCTGCACTGCGCCACCGTGTTGATCTTCTCGTGGATCTGCGCGAGGTCGGCGTGGGTGGGTGCCGCCTTCACCTGGCCTTCCAGCGTGGCCAGGCGCGAGTCATGCGCGTCGAGTCGCACGTCTATGCCCTTTTCAAGGTCGCCGATGCGCTCGTTGGTGACCCGGTGGCGATTGCTCGACCACACATACAAGCCAACGCAGAGCGTGACCGCGAAATTCAAGAACTGCAGCCAGAACTTGGCCACCTCGTAATCCATCATTCGTGCCTTTCGGTACCGGTAGGGGGTGTCAGGCCGGTGGGCAGCGCGCGCTCGACGCCATGACGCTCGATCAACGCGGTGTGGAAACCCTTGCCAGCCAGCTCAGCGCAGATCTGCCGGAATGCTTCGCGGGGCAACTCCCCATGGGCTGCGAACACGCGCGCCACACCTTCGGCCACCTTGAACACACTGAACACCAGGTCGTAAGGCTCGCGGGCTTCAAAGCCCCCGGCCCCGGCGTAGCCGCGGCCGACGTACATGACGCATTCGAGGTTGATGTGCATGGCGCTCCGCGGTCGGCTTCGTTGTTCGGGTTGCCAGCCCCCGCCGCGCTGAAAACCGGCCCTGTACAAGCCGGGGAGGACGCGCACGTCTCACCACGTGACTGGCTGCCGGCGTAACGACGCCACTGGGCCGGCGATGGCGGCGGCGGAGCCGCTGAAGAAGTCGTTACGGAATCACCATTGCACCCACCCTCCGACGCCGACGAACACCTCGCTCTGGACGCCCGGGCGTTCGCCGTTCAGGGGCCAGTCGGCGCTGGCGATCGCGCCCAGCCGCACCGCTTTCACCTGGGCGAACTGGGCGCGCGCCTGCACTCGGACGGTCGGCTCTGCTCGCTTGAGGCCGACGTAGATGCCTGCGTCGCTGCGTACCGTGGTGTCGAGCCACGGCAGCGGCTCTGCCACGACGTATTGCGTGGTCTCTCCGCTGCCGGTATCGAGCACTGCCGTGACCACCTGGGTGCGCTCGCTGGGGGCGATGCGCGCGGATTCCAGCACCACCGCGGCGGCGCTTTCCTGCACAGCGGCGGGAAGCTTCGCGGCGGATTTGGCACTGGCGGGCCGGGTGCGCACCGGGCGCGGCGGCACGATCCACTCGACGCCCGTCGCCTCCGGTGCGGTCGGCGCGGCAACGGCAACATCGTGGCCGGCGCGAAGCGGCGTGTGAGCGCCGCCTGCGCCGCGCCACTCGCTGGTGGCCAGCAGCGCCACCATGGCGCCGACCAGTAGCACGAAGGCCAGCAGCTGGAGACGGGTGCTCACAGGCCGCTCCGCCCGACGCTGGTCTGCTGGATGACGCGCCCGGCGATGATCGCCAGCGCCAGCCAGCGCACCCAGCCTTCGGGCAGGTAATGCTGCACCGCTGGCAGGTAGTCATACGCCGTGTCGAGCACGGCCAGCAGCGCAGCGAGCTGCACCGACAGCAGCCGCCAGCAGCGCCGCCAGTCTTCGATCGGTTGCAGGCGGACCGGGCCGATTTTCATCAGCGCACCTCCGGGGAGATATGGCCTTCGAGCGGCGCCATGCCGCCGCGCAGCCAGTCGGCCACGCTGAAGCCGGGGCAGCGCTTGATGAACTCGTTGGGGGTGATCAGGCCGTCGCCGTTCTTGTCCGGGCTCAGATCGCGATGACCACACACGCCCTCGCGCCATGCCGGCGTAGCGAAGCGACGCTCCACGCGGTGCGCGGTGCACCAGCGCGGCAGACAGTCGGCCAGCGTGGCCCACTGCGCCGGCGTGTAGCTGTCGGTACCGATGAGGCACACGCCCAGGCTGTTGCGGTTGTAGCCCGCCACATGCGCGCCCACCTCTTCCGGGTGACGGCCGGTGAAGAGGCCGCCGTTGCGCGCGATCACATAGTGGTAGCCGATTGAACGCAGACTGGGGTTGAAGCGCTGCGCGGCGGCGGCTCCGCGCAGGAAGCCGCGGTCGAAGTGCCACTTGTCGATCTCATCGACCGGGGTGCGCAGTTCGCGCCCGCTGCCGCTGAACAGCGTGCGCTCGTTAGGTGTGGCGCTGCAGTGGATGACGATGAGCGTGATCGGCCGGTTGATGCCGGTTTCGACGGGCTCAGCGTTGCGGGCGGGGGAAGAGGCTGCGGTGCGCGTGTCCATGCGCGCAGAATGCGCGGGGAATGAACACTGCTATGGGGTGAAGGGATTCAGGCGGTCAGCTACTTGCCGCAGAGATCGACAGCTGCTTTGTAGCGGTCGCGATCATACCAACGAGCGCCTCGAACGACAGCAATCGCGCCGTCGGCAAGATGCCCCATCGCGAGCCGACACGCGCGATGCGGCGCCGCGTTCTGATTCGAGTCCTGATTTCCCCAGCCCTCGAAGAGCGGGCGAAGATGATCCATGGCGGCAAGGGCGGCCGCCGGATCTCCGATACGGTCGGCGGCGGAAAGCTCCTGTTCGACCCGCAGCAGTGTCGCGTGGGTGATGCGAGCGGCCATGGCTGATTGCTCTGGTGACCACTGCGCGCCGCTGTCGAGGCCTGCTGCCTTCAGATCCTTCGGGATGGAGCGGGAGGCACCGAGAGGGTCCGTTGCGGCCTTCGCGAGATAGCCAAACGCAAACGACAGTACGCCGGTAAGGGCTGCTGCCCCAACAAACGCGCCGCCGAACCGGCCGATGAACGACAAGCCACGCCCGGCGAGCACAAGCGTTACGAATGCGGCGCCGAATATGATGAGGGCGATCTGTCCATTCATGATGTGCTCCCTGTAGGCGCGAAATTATCAGCTGGCTCCGCCAAACATGTCCAACTGATTGTCATCCACCCGCCGACCCGGCACTGCCCCCGAGATCGAGCGCTTTAGCACGACCCACACCCAGCGCTCGCTGATCATGTACTTGCGGGCGATGTCCGGCACGCGGGTGCCCGCATCGTAGTCGGCCTGGATGGCGCGGTCGCGCTCGTCGCGGATGGCCTGAACGCAGCGCGGTATGTACAGCGGCTCGCCGCCATAGGTAGCCATGAACCGGGCCGCAAGGCCTCCGCCGATCGCCTGGATGATCTGCGCGGTCAGCGGGCCTTCCACTTTGCCTATGGTCTTCCCGCTGGGCACTTCGATTTCGAGGCCGCCGAAGGCGTCCACAAGGCGCATGGTGGCCTCGTGGCCGAGCAGCTCGACGAGATCAATGACTGTCTGCGGCAAACTCATTTCAGGCAGCCTCCGCCGCCCGCGCGGCCGCCTGGCGCGCGGCCCATTCGCCCGACAGCGTTTCCGCCATCGCCTCCAGGTAGCGCAGGTCACGCTGCCACTTCGGTGTCAGCGGCCGGGACACCGGCGCGAGCCAGCGCGCGAGGGCGTTCAGGTCGCTGTCGGTGCGGCCAAGTGCGCGGGCCAGCGACGTAACGGCTTCGAGCATGTGGCGTTTCTTCTGCTCAACGACGAGCGCGGCGACGAGGTCGTGCAGTTGCCGGGCGGTGGCCCACTCCAGCCGCATGTTCCTGTGCATCTGCCGGAGCGTGGCGGTGGCGTAGGCCCAGGGCAGTTTCATGTCGGCGAGCAGCGCCTCGACCTTCTCCAGCAACGCCCCGCAGCCGCGGCGGCAGGTTTCCGGGTAGCCGGGGTGGCGACCGACGTACTTCTCCGGCGCCGGGCGGGTGGCGCCGACCTTGCGGGCGGCGTCGAGCACGCGCTGGCAGCCGTGCAGATCGAGGTCGTTGGTGGACCGCACGCCGGCGTGCGCGTGCATGAAGTCGCGGCGGGCGTCGTCGTCCATGCCGAGCTGTCGGCAGGCGGCATGCACGGCCTTGCGACGTGCGGCGAGTTGCGGCGTCACTCTGGAAACAGGGGCTTTCACGGTGTCCTCCAGTCGGTCGGCGTGAGATGCGTGGATCAAGGAGCAAGCGCCGATGCGTGGGCGGCGGCGCTTGGTTCTTGGCCCGCGCTCAGGCGTTGATGGCGTCCTTCAGCGCCTTGGTGGCACTGAACTTGACCGTCAGGGCGGCCGGAATCTGCACCTCCTGGCCGGTCTGCGGGTTGCGGCCGGTGCGGCCGGCGCGCAGGCTGGCCTTGAGCTTGCCGGCACCGGGGAGCGCGACTTCGTCGCCATTGCTGGTGAGGTTGGCCTTGATGACCTCGCCCAGCGTTTCAAGGATGTGCTTCACCTGGGCCTTGGGCACTTCGGCGACTTCGGCGACGGTGCGGATGGTTTCTGCTTGGTTCATGGTTACTCCTGGGGGGTGGTGGTGGTACGGAAGAAGCTGCGGACGGCGGCCACCAGGCTGACGAGCCAGATGGCCAGTGCGAACGCGAGCACGACGACACACACCAGCGCCGGCAGGGCCAGCGCTGGGGCAACGACGACGGCCCACGTGAGTTCGGGGATATGCCCCGACACCTTGAGCCCGGCCATGGCCAGCGATACGACGATGAGGTAGGCGGGCAGCTGCTCGAACGTGCGGTACATGACGGACTCCTCGGGTGGGGGCGGATGGGGTCAGGCCGAGGCGGCGGCCTTGGCCTTGACCTTGGTCTTGCCGGCCTTCTTCGCCGGCTCGTCGTCGCCCTGGCGGCGCGCCGCATCGGCGAGAATGGTTTTCACCAGCTTGTCGAGGTCGGACTCGCCGATGGCGACAAAGGCCTTGTCGGCGCCCAGCACCTTGCGCACGCCGATGCGCTGCAGGTGGGCGTCGCTCAGCTGGCCGAGGGCGTCTTTCACCAGCGTGGTTTCGGTGCGGATGAGCAGATCGGCCGACTCGGGCAGCAGGTTCTCGATGCGGGCGATGACGGCGGCTTCGTCGTTCCAGTCGAGGCTGTCTTCTTCCTTTCGGAAGCCAGCTTTCACGCCGTCGACGGTGATCGACCGCGGCTTCACGAACAGCGCGGGTGCGGCTTCGACCAGCGCCTGCAGTTCGGCCAGCGCCTCGGCTTCTTCGGCCGCAGCGGCGTCGATGGCGCCGCGGAATTGGCGGGTGATGGGCTCGATGGCCTGCGCGATCTGCGCCTGCTGGGCAGCGGCGAGGTCGGTGAGCACGCGATGGCGGGCGGCGAGCACCTGGGCGGCGTCGCGGATGGCGGCAAGTTCGGGGGTGGTCTTCATGCGGGTACTCCGTGGTTTGCGAGCGCGGCCTCAATGGCCGGACGGACGCGGGCGGTGAAATCGGCCAGCGCGAGCGCGGCGGCCGGGTTGAGTTCGATCTGTCTGCCGTCTTCGTCGATGACCAGGCGGCCGGTCGAGTCGAGCGCGAACACGGGCGCCATACCGTGCGAGGACGCCACCGGCGTGGAGGTCACGGCGACCGCAACAGGGGGCGACGCTGGCTCGGCAGCCTCGGCAGGTTCAGCCGCTTCGGCGCCCTGGGTGTCGGTGACCACGTAGCGCAGGTGGGTGCCCTTGATCGCCGGTATCGGACGGATCAGGTGTTGGCCGTTCTTCAGGTGGTTGATGCACTGGCTGACCAGCGCGGATGGCGCGTCGAGCGCGAGAGCGATCTGCGAGGCCGTGGGCGGCTCGGCCGCGGCGCGTATGTAGGCGAGCACTGCAGCACGCAGATCGGCGCGGGTGGCGTAGCCCTTTGCCTCGGCTACGCGGGTGACCGGCTTGGCGGCGAGGCTGTAGCGCCAGTGCTTGGCGACCTCATCGAAGACGGCGACGGCCCGCTTCTCACTGACCAGCAGATCGCCGGCTCGACGGATGTCTTCGTGTGACACGCCGGCTCGCGGGCAGGCGTCCTTCAGCCAGGAGACCGAGCACTCACCCTCCGCAAGCTGCTCGGCGACCCACTCGTGCAGCGGCACGCAGGCGCTGGCCAGTTCGGTCAGTTGATTCGCGAAGGATCCGGCAGCCTTCTTCATGGCCGCACCTCGTTCGGGCCGACCGGCCGCGCGTGGCAGCCATTGGTGAGCGGCAGTTCGCACACCAGGGTGTAGCCGGCGATGGAGAGGTCGCCACCGCGCTCGACCCAGCGCTCGATCTGGCGGGCGGTGGCCATGTCCATCACCAGGATGCCGGTGCCGAAGGCCAGCACGGCTACCATGCACAGGTCGGCCAGCGTGGCGATGAGGCGCGGCGGCGGCGCCAGGGCGTCGATCATCAGCTGGTCTGCGGCCGTGGTTGCAGTGATGCGTTCGTGCTTCATGCGGACTCCTTTGCGGGGGCGGCGGGCTTGTGCGGGCAGGCCTGGCAGGCCACCCAGTGGCGCAGCTTTTCCGGGCTGCTGGTGGGCACGCTGCGCAGCGCATGGCCGGCGCAGTCGGCACGGGGGATTTCGCCACCCAGGTGCGGGCAGCGCACGACACCGAAGGCGGCGAGCACCTTGGCGCCAAAGCGGTCGGTGTTCGCCTGGTACTTTCCGGCGGCGATCAGGCTCACGATGGTGTGGTTGCGGTAGCCGAGACGGCGGGCTACCTCGACAGCGCCGTGCTCACCCAGGGCGCGATCGAACAGTGCGCGGGCTTCGGGCGTCATGGCCGCCCCTCCCCACGTTCCCAGCCACTGCCGTCGAGCGGGTAGTCGCGTTCATGGTTGCCGTCGTACAGCGCGCGGCGCTTCGGCACCGGCCGGGGTGCGATCGGGCCGGTGTTTCGGTCCGGCATCAGCGCCCAGCGGACGCAGCCGTTACTGGTGACGCGCATCGGCGCCTCCTTAACCCGGAGGCGCCGCACATAGCCGGCGCGCTCCAGCAGACGCATGTACTTGGCGAGGTTGTTCTTCAGGTCGGCTTCGTCGCCCTGGGCGACCAGCATCACCAGATCGTCGAGCGTGGCCTTGCCTTCGATGCGCAGCGCCGACCACATGCGGTCGCGGGCTGTCTCGGCGCGCAAGATGCGCCGCCCGGCCACGTGCGGGTGCTGCGGGCCGCTGGCGATGCGCCGGCCATCGTCGAGCGCGGCGCGCCCTTCGGTGGTGAGGGTGTGACAGCCGGCCACTCGGCGCGACAGCAGGCCGCGACGCACCAGCACGCGGCAGGCGTTCTCGCATTGCTTGTCGGTGAGGCCGGCGCGCTGCGCGAGATCGGTCTCGCGCAGGCAGTCGCCGGGCTGCGCGGTGCGGGCCGCTTCGAGCACGCGTTGGGCTGTCCAGCTCATGAGCCCTCCGCCGGCCGGGCGGCCGCCTTGTCGATGGCGGCCTGCGCGGCGTCGACCGTGGCCTGGTCGGCCGTGTCGATGCCCTGCGCGATCGCCAGCGCCACGAGCTCGGGCCAGGTGATCAGCAGGGTTCTGTCCATCGCCTGGCCGACGATGACCGGCTCACCGCGGAGCGTGAGGCCAAAGCAGTAGTGGTTGCCGTCGGCGGCAGAGATGCAGCCTTTGTGCTGCACGGACGGCACATCACTGGGGAGGACGTAGCGGCCGATCATTGGTCGCCTTCCTCGCTCACGCCTGCAGCCCGGCGGCGACGACCGCTCGGCGCGGTCGATCGATCACCGTTGGGGTGTTTCACAGCATCTGCCTTCACTGTCTTGTAGGCGACCTGCACTTCACCCTTGGCCAGCCACTCGTCGCGAGCGAAGTTGCGGCTCGTAAAGTCCAGCTCGACGGTGACAGCGCCCTCCATCAGCGCCGCCACCTTCAACGCACGATCAGCGGGCAGCAGGAACGAATGAAAACCGTCGAACGTGATGACGGCGAGCGATGCGGGTTTGGTAGCCATCACGCAGCTCCTTTCACGCTGGCGCGGTCGATGAGCCACTGGCGGTAGTTCATCAGCGCTTGCAGGCGGACCTTGTCGGTGCTGGCCTCGAACACGCCGGGCACCAGCCATGTCTTGCCGTCATGCGCGAGGGTGGCTGTGCCGTGAATCGCGGCGCGGACTTCGAACGACGTGCCTTCTGCGACATGCAGCGCGCCTTCCGGCTTCGTCTCACCGAACTCGATCACCCCGTTGTGCCAGCAGTAGGCGATCAGGTGCTCGCGGTCATCGAGCAGCACCTGCCAGTCGCTGCCTTCGATCCAGTCGACGTCGGCATAGGTGGGCTGGTCGAAGCGTGCGGCGAGCTTCTCGGCCAGGCGCTCGACCGCGGCCTTGGCCGACACAGCGCAGCTGGCGCGAAGGCCGCCGCCGGAGGCGATGTAGGCGCCGGTGGTGTACCGGACGCGGGCACGGATCTCGATCATGCGCGCGCTCCTTCGCCAGCCGACTCCACCTCGGCGAACTCGAACACCGGAGTCTCCTTTCCGTCGGCAGTCATGACGAACAGTCGATTGATGACGAACAGGCCACCGGACGTGTAGTTGCACGGCCCGCCCGCGTGTTTGAACGTATTCGAGTGATCGGCGCCGGTGTAGCGGCCGACGCACGAGAACGCGACCGCTCCAGAGGGGGCGCCCGCGTTACGCCAGTCCTGGACACTTGCGACGTGCCCGCAGGAGGGGCACACGAAGCGCCAACGCATCGCATCAGAGCCGAAGCGGCGCTCGCCTTCTGCGAGCCAATCGGCGTGCTGCATTACGAGGTGTTCAGCCATCACGCAGCCTCCTTCGCAACGCGCTTCACGCGCCAGTCCTGCACCAGCACGACGCCCTGCAGGTCGGCGGCGGTGACGGTGACGAGCTTGTTGCGGCGGGCAATGGCTTCGATGGCGACCAGGGCGTTCATGGTCTGGCGCATGCGGCCCTGGGCCTGCTGATGCACCAGCGCGACCGCGTCGGGCGCGACATTCACTTCGCACAGCTGCGCGCACATCAGGCCAATGTCTTCCACCGTCGAGGGGCGGAAGTCGACCACGCGGGCGATCCGCGACGAGATCTGCGCGTGCTTGCCGATGCGGCTCTGCACCTGCTCGACGCCGGTGACCAGCACAGCCATCGTTTCGGTGGTGTCGGTGATGTCGCGCAGCTCTTCGAGTACAGCCGCGCCGCTGTGCAGGCAGTGCTGCACTTCGTCGATGACGATCGTGGCTTGGGTATGCCCGATGCGCGCGATGACGCGTCCGAAAACAGACTTCAACGATCCGTCTTCGTCCTCGCCCAGCTCGCCGGCGAGGTCCCGGATGAAGAAGCTGGGCGTCCACATCTTTTTCGCGCGCAGGTAGATGGCGCGGTTTGCAGCAGCCCACTTCTTCACCGTGGTGCTTTTGCCCAACGCCGGGTCACCGGCGACGAGCAGCCAGCTCGCCTCCGGCGCACCGCGCTGCTCCACCGCCTTGAGGGCGGCACGGAACAGCTCGACGTTCTTGGTTTCGACAAAGGCCTTTTTCAAAGTGCTACCCTCCAGATTGCGACGTGCAGTTGCATCGGCTGTCGGTTGAGCTGCAACTCAACCGGCGGCCACCTCAAAACCCTGTTCCGGCGCGCTCGCGCCGCCTTGCAGCGCCCGCTGCGCCCTCTCTTCCATTTCCGCAGTCCAGGCCACGCCCTGGTAAGCCAGCCGCGGCAGCAGCGCCTCGTACATCGAGCTCTCGACGAAGCCGAGCAGCCACTCGGCGTCGAGGGCGTCCCACGCGTGCGGGTGGCGGTAGAGCCAGCGGTACTGATCGGCGTCGTCATCCGGACCGAAGCGCGGGCGCGATTCGGTGCCGGGCAGCTGAACGACTTCAGGGGCGCGCGAGGCGGTGTCGTCTTCGAGCTGGACGGGCGACTCGATGGCGTCCGGGATGCGCACGGCCGGGATGTCGAGCAGCGGGTCGTAGAGGCCGGTGCCTGCGCTGTGCTCCAGCACGCGCCCGGCGTCGCGCTCGGCGCGCACCTCTTCCAGCTTGTCCTGCAGGCGGCGCTCGCGGCCGGCCGCGCGCTTGTCGCGCGCCTGCTCGATGACCGACTGCGGGAAGTAGCCGCGCTTGTTACCGTCGAGTTCGGCGGTGCAGATGTAACGGCCGTCCATGTCGCGGATGACCACCGACGACGGGTCGTGGATGTCGTAGCCGACGCGCACCTTCTCGCCGTGCAGGTCGAGTGCGTCCAACTCGGCCGAGAAATAGCGGTGGTTGTGCAGCTGCACCTCGCCACGTCGCACGACGGCCAACTTGTACGGCCGGAACATGTCTGCCGCCTGCTCGGGCTCGGGCATCACCGGCAGCCAGCCCTCATCCCGGGCGGCCTGCCAGGCTTCGAGCGGCGACATGTGGCGACGCCTGCCGGTGACCGTATCGACGATGCGCGGCAGCGCTGAATGCGGACGTGCGTTGTAGGCAGCAGCCTGGGCTTCGGCGAACGCGACGAAGTCGCGGAAGGCCATGAGCAGTTCGCTGCGGCCACCTGCTTTCATCGCAGCGCGGGTGATGCGAAACACCTTCTGGCGGGCTTCGCGATCCATGCCCGACCCCATGTAGGTCGGCAGCGATCGGGCGGCGGTCACCCATACCGACTGGTGCGAGCGCTCCATCAGGCCACGTGCCTGGGAGTTGTAGGGCAGCGAGTTGCGGATCTCGTAGCCGATGCGAGCCGCCATGCCAAGGACTTCGTCGGCCTGGAAGGCGTTGGCGTAGCCGCCGCCGTTATCGACGTAGAAGATCGAGCAGATGCCGCATGTGGTGAAAGCGTGCCGCTGTGCGTCGAGCACCGCCCAGGTACTTTCCGCGAGCCCTATGGACCAGCCAACCATGCGGCGGGTGGCCACGTCGACAATCGCGGTGACCTCGGGCCGGAAAGGGCGACCGTGGTCGGGGTGCTCAATCTCGGCGTCGAACGTGTGGCCGTCCGCCGTGTAGACATCGCCGGGCAGCAGCTTCGAGGTGTCGCGGCGCACGAAGGGGCGCAAGGCCTTCAGTTCGCGCGGCAGCATGCGGCCGCGGTTCTGCTCAACTGCCCCGACCTTTTCGAGGAACCGGCGCACCTGGTGAATGGACACGCCCGGCCATCTGGCGGCGAAGAGCGCATAAGCATCGGTCACGCACGGCTTCTGAGGCTTGCGGTACTCCGCCATGAAGTCCGCCGCCCAGGCCGGCACACGCATATCGGCGGCGGGCAGCTTCGGGGCCAGCTCGCTGGCAGTGCGGACCGACAGCCAGCGCTTCAGCGTACGCACAGAGGGGTACGCATCACCTTTTCGGCCCCGGCTGTCTCGTGCCGACCGCAGCATCTTGTCGATCACCGCATCGAGTCGGCCTGCGCGTGCGTGAGTCAGGAGTGCCGTCATGGCGGCTTCCTGCGTACAGCTCGCATCAGCCTGCAGCCGGCGGATAGCGGCCAACACGGCAGCGCGTGCATCGCGAGCGGCGCGCTGGGTGTCAGTCAGGTCAGCGGGAGCAGTGACCGTGACTTCGGAAGAAAAAGCGGCCGGCACCGGAGTACCGGCCGAAGGGGTCACAGCGGATGCTGTGGTGCAGAGACGCGGTTCTACCGCCTGCAGCCGACCAGCCACCACCAGGCGGCGAACAGGCTCAGGAATGGATTCAAGTGAGTAGAGACGCTGGCGACCGCCGCGCACAGCCTGCTCCTCGAACAGCCAGCCTTCGCGCTGAGCACGCGCAAGGACAGCCTGCTTCGAGACGCCCAGTGCATCGACCAGGTCTTTCACGGTGACGGCTTTCATTCCCCGTCTCCCGCAAAGCGCTTCAGTTGCTTCAGTCTGTGGGCTGCCGCATCGCGCATGCGCTCAAGCCGGCCGATCTCGGCATTCAACGCCTCACGCCCCACCAACAGCTGACCACCACGCACATCTGCGAGCCACGCTGTAATGGCATGGGTGGCGGTCGCCTCCTCGAACGCCGGGAGGTATTCGAGCGGGAAACGCCACTCGGCCCGACTTTCCGCCGTCCAGGCGTTGATCATGTGGACGGTAATGTCCTGCCCGGTCAGCTCGCTCATGCGTACTGCGATTGCCGCGCGCGAAAGCGGAGACGCCTTGATCGCCTCGGAGATCAGCCCGCGGATGACCGCGCCGAAGGCCAGCGCACCGGGCAGCGCAGCACGCGGTGTCGGTACCTCATAGGCCTCGAACAAGTCGGCAGTGATCGTGTCGCGGCGCATGTCTAGACCTGTGCCGCGGTATTGCCATTGCGCCCGCGGAGGTCGCGAGTAGACTGTATGGCGTGGATGCCCTGAAGCTTCCGGGAACCGTCGGCGTGATAACGCGACGGCCAGATGGTCTTCGGGTGCAGGTTGAGGGCCTTGGCGATACGCCGCTCCCCGGCCGGACTGCTCTCGCGCATGGCGCGAGATAGGCCTGTGGGTGCGATGTCGTAATGAATCGCCAGAGCCCGGACAGTCCAGCCCGCCTTGCGAAGGGCGGCCACGATGTCTGCAGGATGCCAGTCGGACCTCTGACTGGCTTTTTTAGGCACGGAAATACGTTCCATGTAACCGGTGCGCGTGCTGTTGATGTGTGCATTACGCACGTTAAAACGTGCCATGTCAACAACTGCGCGTGTCGGTTGACGCTTGGGTTGACGCTTTTCCGTGCCACTAGAGCTGAAAATACTTAGTTATTAGTGACTTATGGAAGCGTCAACGCATGAGCGAACCACAGACCACCGTTGACGCTTTGGATCTGGAAAGCGTCAAGCAGGGCGTGGGCACTCGCCTGCGAGACTTCCGTCAGCACCTACGTCTCTCGCAAGACGTACTTGCTAAGACCTTAGGAGCCTCGAAGCGCGGGATTCAGGACAACGAATCGGGCAAGACATTGCCTGGAGCTGCCGTTCTGCGCGGGCTGCATGAACTTGGGCTGAATCTGGCCTGGCTGCTGGCTGGCGAAGGCCCAATGCTGGCCGCCGATCTGGCTCGGGAACGCTTGCTGGATGCGCAGCAGGACGAAGCCCAGTGGCAGGTGGTGAAACTCGCCTTGTCGGACTTGACCTGGGAACAGCTTGTATCGGTTGACGCTTTCGCAGATGCGGACCGATTCGTCCGCGCCTACAACAAGGGTGAAACCTCAGCCTCAGAAGTGTTGCGAGAGCAGCTGCCCACCATCACCGTCGAGGATTTGCGAGTCTGGGCGACCGCAGCGCTTCGATGGCGCCATCGCTGGGAGAACGCTCCGGTGCGGTTGGCGTATTCCACCCCGCCAGCGGAAGCCGTGAAGCGGCGTGCGGCGGAAGCGAGCACGCTGATCGACCAACCGGAGGTGGTGGCCATCAACCGCGCCTCGCTTGCACGCTACCTGGCCGCAGTACGGCCGGCTCTCGAACAGAATCTGATGGATCGGCCTACGGCCGCATCAGTCGTAGCAGAGCTGTACAGCCAGGACGATCCGACGGCGGATAGACCGGTGCTCAACCTGCTCACCGCCGTTTTGCGCGGTGTTTGGCGGTCCCAAGTAGAGAACGGAGCGCCGGTGACCGGTCCTGCGGAAGAAGCGGCTGCAATCGCTGACATCTGCCGCCAGATTGGGTTACAGCCTGATGACCAGACAAAAGGGTTAACGCGCTCAGCCGGATAG